GCAACAGCAACAGCAACAGCAACAGCAACAGCAACAGCAACAGCAACAGCAACAGCAACAGCAACAGCAACAGCAACAGCAACAGCAACAGCAACAGCAACAGCAACAGCAACAACAACAACAACAGCAAAAGCAACAGCAACCCGTAATTACATCTGTTAATTTTAACTTTACTTTTCCTGATAACCCTTCTTTGATGCCGGAGACAAGGGCCTATGCCCCTGACACTACAATTGAATATATAAAAAAGGAAATTAATAGTTCGATGAATGTATGTGGCACAGATGCTTTGCTTAAAATGAAATTTACTCTGATGCCTGCTAGAACTATAATGAATAATGAACAACTGGCAGGAGAATTTGTTAGTCCAGTTAATGTCGAAGTTACATGTATAGGAGCAGTAGCAACGCCGGCGGCAGCAGTAGCAGGACCGGCAGGACAAGCCCTAAATCAACAGCAACAGCTTCGGCAACAACTACAGCAACAGCAACAACAGCAACAACAGCAACAGCCACTTGTCGACGACGCTAGTGGTGATGACGAACATCTAAAAGTTGTATCATTGTTTGACAATGACAACGGTAAGGTCCGATTTTTTTATTATTTTCCTGATATGTCAAGAACATTTACGATTTATACACATCCACCTAAGAGTACAATTGAACAAATAAAAAAATTTATGTTTGATAACGAAATAAAAAAACGTATTGCCAATTGTTCAGAAGATCGTCTAATATTCAAACATAATGGAAAAATAATGCAAAATTATAAAACTGCGGATGAATTTAACAACCCGGTTAACGTTACTGTCACATGTGAATCAGAAGCACAACCAGGATCGTCGGCATCAGAAGCACAACCAGGATCACCGGCACCAGAAGCAAAAGCTCCTCCTCCTAGTAGTCAAGCAAAAGCTCCTCCTCCTCCCGCTCAATCAAATGTACTACCAGTAGGATGGATTCAAATGGCGGCGGCTGATGGAACACCCTATTATTCTTACCAATATGAAAAAATTAATCAGTTTGAAATACCCACCTTACCAGAATATTGGGTTCAGATTATTGACCCGACTACGGGAAAACCATATTACGTTAATCAAATTACTGGACAATCAGTATGGCCATGGCCTGGACTAAAAGGATCGGCACCAGTGGTACAACCAGGATCGACACCAGTGGTACAACCAGGATCGGCACCAGTGGCACCAGTGGTACAACCAGGATCGGCAACACAAGTAAAATCCAATACTGATCCGAATATTACTGCACAACTAGAGAGAATAAATATCAAACAAAGATTAAATGAATATTTTGATAGGGTCAATGGAGATTTAATAAGATTAGGTATACCCAACCCAAAAAATGATATAATGTTTGCAATTGATCGCATGGATGCAACAACAGATTTTAACAAAACTTTTAATACGATCGTTAAAGATGTAGATGATCATATTTTTAAATTGAACGCAGAAGAACAACAACGACTCTCATCTGGATTATCGGCACCAGGATTATCGCCGCCGCCGCCGCAGGCAGGATTACCGCAAACAATACAAGCAGAACTACGAGCAAGAGTAGCAGCAAGAGCAAGAGCAGTAAGAGAAGCAGCAGCAAGAGAAGCAAGAGCAAGAGCATTATTATCAAACGTAGCAGCAAGAGTAATAGCAAGAAGGCCACCGCCACCGCCACCGCCACCGCCACCGCCACCGCCACCGCCACCGCCACTAAGAGCACCGCCAACACTATCAGGACGCATCTTACTAATGAATCTGTATTTAAACGTTATTTTCAAAGTACTATTATTGAATAATATATTGAAACAAAGAAGTAAGTCAAGTCAATACGTCCCTTTAAAAATTCAAGAAAAATATATGTCCGATTATCGTTCTCGAGATTATGATATACCGACATACCCTAAAATAAATTTCAATGACATTAATGTCATAAATAAGTTAAACGAAATGCTTGAAACAAAAATTAAAATTACAGTTGCATCCACAGGTGGTGGAAGATTTTTCGATAAAAATAATTTTTTAAATGATATTATGAATGATGTGAGTAAATTAAAAAATATAAAAAATAATAAAACACTTAAAAAGAAAATAGGAAAAGTCAAAAATAGACACGAACTTCAAGATAAAATAAATGCGAAAATAAAAAAATATATAAAAATTTATCTTAAAAAGAAAGAAAAACAACTTGAAAAATTAGAAATCCAAATTATAAATGCAAAAAAAAATTTAGATTTTCAGTTTAATAAAAAAGAAAATAAAAATAAAATTAAAAGCCGTTTAAATTCAAATATAATTAAAAAAATAAATAAATTCAATAAAAATATAAATAGTAATGAAAATGGTGTAAATGTAAATAGTAACAAAAATAAAAAAAATACTTCGCGTAAAAAATATGAATAAATAATTAAGGAATTTATTAAATGGTCCAAATAAAAAAAAAATAATATAATAATAATATATACACAACAGATATACCATTATTATTTGTCGAAAAAAATGTCTATAAAACAAAAAGGTCAAAGTAGTCGAAAAAACAATCATTCACGTTCTAAACGCCACCGCCATTCACAAAAAGGTGGTGCAATCATTAGTCCAGCAACATATTCTAATTCTAATAATGCCCATTTTGCAGGAAGGGGATTTACGGATCCAACTGGCGCTGTAACTGGGTGCACGGGGGGCGGAGGCGCCGGAAACATTTATACTATAATTGGTGGAGTCAAAACGCCGGTTACTATGAATGGTGGGCGTCGGAGGTCGTGTGCCAAATGTAATCAACGCAAGTGCGTTTGCAAAAATAAAAGTAGAATGCGGCGGCGAACTCAACGCGGTGGGAACACAAACGGGTATTCGATCGGCGGCCATTTGAATCCAAGGTTAAGTGCACTTGCACCCGGCAATTTCAAACCGCTTGCTTATTGCAAAGGATAGAACATTTTTTTTATAGAAAACATGTGCCATTCAATACTGGTTGTTTTCTATTTGTTACATTCGTTGTTACATCCTCGTCCTCATCATCGTTGTCACAATTTATCAGTGATAGTATACTCTTACTTGGTTTAGGATTATACGCAGTTAACCAACATCCATTTTTTTCATCACTAAAATATAACCCATTTTCAGTTACAATGATTTTATAATTCTGTTTTTTATAATACGCCTTCCTTTTTTGCCACTGGTTGATAAACAAGTCGTGCGCGTCAATTATATCAATCACCACTGGAGTTGTATGTTTCGCGCGTAAAATGCGCCCAACAGATTGGCACACGTCAGTTTTTGGTGTCGCCATAATAAGCGTGGTCAGCGTTTTAATATCTAGTCCTTCGGATGCCATGGCATACGTCGCAATAATAATTTTCTTCGACTCGCTCGCTTTTAATTCGGCTTCTTTCATTCCGCCGAGATAGTATCCAACGGTTGCAACCTTCTTGTGTTCGATTGCTTTGAACAAGTACTGGAGTAGCGTTTTATTGTGCGCCAAAATCATGATTTGCTGTTCCGGATTGTGCTGCAGCTCTTTTATAACAACCTCCACAATAAATTCGCTGCGTCGATTGTAATTGCACAGCTTTGAAATCATGGTGCTGAATTTCGGGTTTCCGCGATAATCATATTCCACTTCATTGAACTCGTCGTCATCTATTACATACTTTATACCCTTCACTAGAACACAGTGTTCCGATTCCGCCTTTTCCTTATGAACCACATCACCCAAAAACATTTTGAACACTTTCGAAAGCCCGTCTTTGCGCTGCATGGTTCCAGAAAGCCCGAGCGTGTATGTCGTCATCAGCTTCATCATGCAGCGACTAAATACTTCCGCGCCCATGTGATGACAGTTGCTTACAACGATGCCGCCATCATCGCAACACGTAGATGAAGACAAGTTCGCTATTACAAAGTTGTGATTGTCTTCAACTTCTATATCGTACACGCTGCAATGCTCACATTCATTCTTTTCATTTTCAATTGACGTTACCGGAATTGTCCCCCAGTTTTCAAACGCATTATTCCAACTGTGTTTTTCTTTAGATTGACATTCGCCGTCGTCGCAATGCACGTATTTTTGTATTCTATCCATCAACTTTTGAGAATTTTGTTCATTCAGTGTCAGTCGAAAATTTAAGTCATATTTTTCAATCGCACATTCAATGTCAAACTTGGATTTAAACACGGTTGCTATTTTTGTGTTGCTTTCATAATCAAAATAATGCGTGTGAAAATGCACACTCTCAATCGCGCCACAATTTTTCTTTTTTACAGTTGCGCCATCCATAAACCAAACTGCTAGTCCTCGTTCATCCAACTTTTCTAACATTTCGGCACATTTTTCATTCTTGTGTGTCGCGCACGTTAAATTGACGTCCAAATCAAATGCCGCGGTTTCAACACACACTCTGTCATTCTCGGCTTCGCATCGCATGGTTGTAATTCCAAACATTTCGACTTTCCACTGAAAATAGTTCCACTTAGATTGAGTATCTTGATTATGAAACCATTTCATCGTGTAAAACCACTGTAGCTTATATCGTTTCAGTCCCGTTTTATGAAAGTGACCCTCTCCAAAATACGAACCATACACAATTTGCAACTGGTCTTCATTCAATGCGGGAGCAATGTTGTTGTCATTGCATTTATACTTTGCTTCACACTTGCACAACAATAAATCTCCGCATTTTAATGCACTCGCCTCCACATAACCTTTATGTGCTGTTAAAATTTTATGTTCCGGCGTGCATCGAATCACTCTTTCTAATGCTGTTATCTTTACTAGCCGGTCCCTTGATTTTTTCCACGCATGAGTCAATTTTTTATACTCAAATGTCCTTGTGTCTCGATTAAAACTCAAAACATCAGGCAGATCGGCGCGCCCTTGCCATAGCTCGTATAGTTTGCCAATCGGCTGCGCCCCGCTCAATGTACGAACACACGTGTCGTACGGAAAACACTCGTCAAATACGGTGAGTCCAAATGATTCAAACGCGTTTTGCGGATACTCCTTCATCGACAGCGACTGCACCATTCCAATAACAATGTCCTTGTTCTCAATGTCAAACACTTGGCCTTGAATTGTACCGACCCTGGCACCAGGCAAAAACTGCTCAATTCGTTCCTTCCACTGATTCGTAAGGAAACTTTTGTGCACGATTACCAGCGTCTTTACTGCAAGTCGTTCAATGATTTTCAGGGCCATTACCGTCTTCCCTTTTCCCGGATCAACATCTAAAAGTCCGCCTCCGCCACAGTTCGCCGTTTTAGTTGTCGCCGCGTTCAAATACTTGTCCACAATAACATTCTGGTAATCTCTGAGCTCGCCTGCAAATTTCAAGGCGATTTTATCACCCGGTGCTATTTTATTTTCAATACTTGACCCGTAGCGTTCCGTTCCAAAATAGCGCGGAACATATATTTTGAGCAGCGACTCGCGATATACGGGAAACGGTGCGGGTTGAACGGGGGATTTCGGAATGTGCGCATGAACCATGAGTTCCTTCCTTAACGCGTGTTGCTCATCAACTGAAAGCGTGTCTTTAAAGATTGAATATCCCTGATACCCCAAGTATGCTTTTACTTTTATTGATACATTCGGCTCTTTCTGTTGTTCTTGTCTCTGTTGGTCGCATTTCTTTTTCATTTAAATGATGTTCGTATTAGCTTTTACTGCACTATCTGATATTATATTTATAAAAAATGTTTCAATTTTTTTATAAATAAAGGTATAAAAATACAGCTGTATTCAGTAATTACGTTTTATACATTTATCGTTGTTTTTTATTTGACTTGCGCCCATTTTTTCTTTTCTTTGACATACTTTTCCTTTTTTTAATTACACTGCGTCTTACACTGCGTCTTACACTGCGTCTTACACTGCGTCTTACACTGCGTCTTTGTTTTTTTCTACCCCCTGTTTTAAATGTTAGATAATCAGTAAGATTATTCATAAATTGAAACTGTGTTACTGGATGTTGTAAGCCAAACATTTGATTATAAGCAGCATACATTGCAGGACCACGCGCTAATATGTTTGAGCTCGTTAACAATGATAAAGAATTATTACTAGAAGGACCAAACAGTGCAAGTATGTTTTCACGCAATTTAACATCGGTACTACCTGGTGGAAATGTTTGTAGTGGTTGTGGTGCTTGCTCTTCTGGCTGTGCTGGTCTGCTACCTGTAAGGTCGCCAAACGTCGTATTACCAGGCAGCATACTTTGACCGAAATTTAAGTGGTTCACTTGGCCGGGATTAAAACCTCCTCTATCAGAACCTGAAGAATCATCATCAGAATCATAATAATCAGGAACGACGACTTTACCATCTGCTGCACTTGCCATGTTTTTTTAATTTTTATTTATGTATGTATTATAATTATATTATAATTATATTTATAATATAGGAAAGTGCTAAATATAACTAAATATTAAATAAATATTTTTAAAAAAATATATATAAATATTATAAATAAATAAAATATTTAGAATCTTTATATAATACCAAACAAATGGAAACGTTTAGAACATTAACGCGCAAGGATAATCAAAGTGAACTGCTTTTACTCATTCTGTTCATTATTTATATTTTATTCAACATTCGAACGCCCTATTTCCTCGCATCCTTCGTAGACACTGTAGGCGGTTATCTCGTTGTCGCCGGTCTCTTCATTCTTCTGTGCAAATCCGTGAAAATTTGGCTCGTCGCTGTATTAGGAGCTGTCGCTTTGATCATTTTCATTCAACGGTCTCGTGTGAGCAGCGGAACCGCCGGAATGAGCTTGTTTCTCCCCAGCGAACTGCAGAAATCGGATTATTTTTCCGGACTGAATAGTACGCCCGTAACCCTGGAAGAAGAAGTGGTGCATAAAATGGCGCCGTTTCAGGACAGTATTGCGGTGAAAGGAACGTATAGACCCGTTCTAAATGACACACATGATGCAGTTAGAGTTTAATTCGGCGGTAAGAAGATAGCTCGAATCAAGAGTTTAGGGTTTAATACATTTATTTTATTTAGAGATAGAGAGAGATTAATTTTTGTTTTTAATATTATATATATATATAATTAAAAATAAAAATGAAAATAAACAATTTAAATCTAAGAAGTTCTCGGATGAGGGCTTTAACAAAAATGGTTAATGATAATATTGGGTCGAATATTCAATCGGTCCCGGTCCAAGCATACAACGATTGTGTTGTTTTACCAAAAATAAAAATGAATCCTATTCCTTGGTCGAATGTTACATTTGAAAAACCTTCATATGACCAATATATTTTAAGGTATAGTGATAGTAATCCCTCTAATATATATTTTTCTATTACTCTTATTAATACTAGTGTTACTATAAATGATATTAAAACAGATATTACTTACGACGAATCAGGGAGACAAAATTGTAATTATACAAATTCATATGATGATAAGGGTCGAATCGAATCTGGCGCCGGAAACGGTGGAGATTTTCCGACAAACCCACCGCTTCGCATATTAATATTTGTCGAAATGGTTGGATATTTTTATGTTGATATTGATTCTCAAGGAAACGCTAAATTGAGTACATAAATAAAAGAAAAAAGAAAAAGGTAAAAAAGTAAAAAAATACAATCGAAAAAATAAAAATTGAAAATCTTTTTTATTTTTATTTTTAACGTAGTTTTCATTCCAATCATTTCGTTTTTCCAACAAACGATGCCAGCAACAATTAGTCGTTCTGTTGCAAGCGAAATCGCCGTTTATTTCAATTTCGGATTTTTCGGAGTAAATCTGGAGTCAAACAGCATTTCTCAGTACGCATTGACGGACCTTCTTTCTCACCTCAGACAATCAGTTACGGTTCGCGCTTTCAACAACGAACTTCACATTGACACCCTTGCAATTTCGGAATTAGAGATTGACGAAATTGTATTCGTGACTCAACGCGACGCTTTAACCGAAAATTTAACAAAATTCAACTTCAAAATCACATTCAGGGTGTTTCACAAGTCCTCATCTGTTACAAGCTCAGCATTTGAAGACGTTGACAAAATTACAAAAAAAATGTTTGAAAAGATTACCAAAACGTCAATTATGCCTGAATTTGAATGTTCCCCCTGTTTTGTAAAACCCGATTTTCACGCAACATGCACGCGTCAACACGTTTGCGGGATCATGACAATCTAATTGATTTTCCACAAACAAATACCAGTGTGGTGCTATTTATTTTTTTTATTTTTAATATATTTTAAAAATAACATAAAAATATATTTTCAATGTTATTTAACATTAGTTAATTATAAACTATGTCGCATCAATTTACTTTTTCTACTTTCGGAAAATTACCCATTTTGGCAAAAATATTATGGAATGTTCCAAAGTATTTATCTCCACAGCAGCAGACGTATAATAAAATGGTTGGAATATATCGCCCCAATTTTAAGGTCGTATGCAGTTTTACACATAAAACGAATTGTACGGAATCTATGTTTCATATAAAAAGCGACTTGATATTTTGGTGTGAAAAATATAAATTTGAAGAATTATGTATTTTCAGCAATATGAACATGGTAAATAATTTTGAAATAACGCATTTGTTGATAGATAAAAACAATGAAGAACAAATTTTTTATAGTAAAAATATTAGCGATATTTCAACGCGACCAATAAATATGCAAGATATAAAAGCACAAATAGACGATATATTGAATACTAATAAAAATGAGTGTGTGGTTTCTTAACGAATTTTCAACCATGTATATTTAATAAATGATTGTAAATTATTTATTAAATCATCCTAATATTTTACCCACCATTTTTAGCGCCATATACGAGAGCCCGATTCCAATCGCAACATTCAAATATGGATTGTGCATTAGATTATCCATGCTTAACGCGCCACCAATGTCTGAACCCATCGTCGGCGGCGGCGTCTGATACAAAATCTCGCCGTCTTCGCCTGTCGGATTGCACTCAATGTATATTTCATCTTTGTTTCCACCGGAACCCGGTGTCGCATTTGGCCCCGACGAGTTATAATAGTAATCACTTCTAGATACAGCGTTAATCCCACTCGGCTGTATCAGCCCCGTAAGCGTTTTCAGCGTGTCGCCGCCAATCGTCATCGGACTCTTTGTCTTATCAAATACGACAAAGTTATACTGTCCGTCACACGGCGAAAATGGCGCGCCACCCATATAAAAATAATAAGGCGAAGTCGGTATGAAATTTTCCATATTATAATTCTGTACATTAATAAGTTGACTATCATTCGTTTTTGTCTTGTCTACCGTCGAGGAAAATTTCCCGACAATGTCGTCTAATATTTTTCCAGATGTTGCGACATTATTCGACTGAACGAGTGGAACAGAAACAATTAGTTTTTTACCAGCACCGTCATGAATGATAAGCATTTCGGCATCGGCCGAGCTACCATTGTATGTGTGAAGAGACGGCGCATAAATATTGACTTCGCGCACATTGTATCCTTCATTATTGAACGTTACGGCAGCACTGGTCGTTGCGTCATAACTCAGTTTAATGTGGTCTGGATAATAGGTTGCAGTGCACGCGCTGTCTTTGTATTGGTGCATATAAGAACAAAATATCTCACAGCTCAGCACATTCGCAGTTGTCGATATATTGATTGGAGAATCGGAATTTGGACAGCTCATTGAAGAATTGATTTTTAAATTATATTTACCTTTATTTATAACAATATATTTTATTTTTATTTATTTATTTGTAATAATATAATATATTTAGATTATTTGAATACTGAATACTTTAAATATTTTTTCAATATGACATTTGAATCTGATTTATTATCCCAAACAAATGTCATTCTTGCAAATCTTGCAGGTCTAAATTCAAATGTGGAACTTTACACTCAAATTCACTCATTACAACAAAATGTTAATGCTTTAGAAGAAAACTATAACTCACTGCAAAATAATATAGAAACTTCTACATGCAATGCACAATGTGAAAATTTAAATACAACAAAAGAATCAAATAATGTGGAGAATTTTTTAATGGAACTTTTATTATCCAAATCCAAATTTAATCCTCCTCCCACGGCTCCTCAAGATGTAATTTTAAGGGCGCCATATATAAATGATTACCATTCTTCTCTATTAAATAATAAAGCTTCTGCGCCACCACTTGATGAAGCTTCTGCGCCATCTGCGCCGCCACTCTCCTCTCTATAATATTTACTTATTTTTATTTATAAAATCGTGTTACTCTATTCGTGAAATTTTAGATAAATAAAAATAATTATTAAATATATTAACAATTAAAATAATTAAATGAATCTAGAAGAAGATAATCAAAAAGAAATACCCAAAATCATATACATTTGTCATAAAAATGTAAAGTGTTTGACCATGACATACAATTTTTGGAAACAACTAAATCCGGGTTACGAAATAAAATTATTTAATGATTCCATGTGCGAGAAATTTTTACTTGATCAATTCTCAGAACTTCATCAGTCGATTTTCAAATTCATACCGGATGGTCCTATTAAGTCAGATTTTTGGAGATTGTGCATACTTTACAAGTATGGAGGCATTTATGTGGATGCAGACATTCATCCGCTTGTTCCATTAGACAAATATTTGATGCGTTCCTGCGACTTTGTTACATGCATCACACCATCTAATGGAAATTTTAATCCCCATTTTATTGCTGCGAGAAAAAATGATCCCATATTGAAAGAATGCATCGAAAAATATATCAATTTTTATAATAATCAGTCATCATACGGGTATTGGGAATGGTCAATTGTATATATTTTTAATACAATTTTATCCGATCTTAAAAACCATCATAATAAAATGCCAACATCTCAAGTTTTTATTATTAATAATAAAAAGTATCAACTTTTTTTTGAATTAAATAATAATCATGAAAACAATCGAAATAGCATTATTAAAAATGTTATGACAAAAATAAAATTAACCGGCGGATTACACGATTATTACTGTTCGTTTTTAAATAAGCGCATTTTCAATACGCGTTATAACAACTATGATCCATACGAACATAGTTTTAAAAATCGTAGTGTTAAAAATAAAATGCCAGGTTTATTTATAGGATTTTTAGGTTTATCAAAATTAACTAACATGAGGAAAATGAATAACGGTTAATAAAATAAATAACCCCATGGATAAATAATTATTTGTTTAATATTATATTTAAAACTACTTTTTAATATATAATATATATTAATTATAACAAGAAAAATAATTCTCATCAAAAAACAAAAAAAATCATATAAATATCATAAGTAAACTATTTCATAAAATGGGAGCTTCATTTTCTGCGCAGGTTTCCGCTGAATCCAATATGCAGTTAAGAAAACACGTTGATGCGGCCGCAACAAATGTGATACTCGATTCCAATTTTACAGATTTAACAAATCTTGCAAACGAAAAAAATTGCAATCGTTTGGTAAAAATTGCAACAAGGGTTTTTCAGAAAAATAAAGACACCGTCGATCTCGAATTATTAAGACAAGAAATATATAATCAAACACGCGAAAAAAATCTCGACGGTCGAGTGAAGACATCAGAAAAACATCATAATAATAAAACTCCACGAATTCAAAATGTTAAACAAAAATGCACACAAATCTCAAAATTTTATGTGCTGTTTGCGCACTTATTTGCATGCATCATAAGCACTATGAATCCGTCTTTTAACATCGAATCGAATAAAAAGGAAAAAACGTCTTCGGACACGCCATCCGCTCCATCCTTGGATTTTTGTAGTGATCGCCTGGAAAAACTTGTCAATGGCGAATTAAATGTAAATAGCGACGGCGACCTTCTCGTAAAACCAAACGTTTGTAAAACCAACGTTTCAAAAAGTGGCGAACCTCTACGTTTTACCGATTTACCCGGAATGAAGGCGCTTCAGAAACTATATCAAGATACAAATCACGAAAGCGAAAAGGAAGATGCACAATTTTTATATACCGCATTCACGGGGGATAAACCACCCGACACCATTCGTCGCATATACGAAGTTCCTCTAAAAGTATATAAAGAGGACGAAGAATGCAGGGGGCAAAAAGGCGGAAGAGTAGAACCGTCGGAAGAAGCTGCAAAAAGAGAAGAGCGTCGAGACAAAGAACGTCGAGAATTTGAAAAAAATCAAATGTTTTATCGCGATAATAAAAAAAATCAAGAAGAAGATATCAGGACCGGTATTTATTTGAATGGGGTTGTTGGCTCATTAAAAGAACGATTGTTTTCAGAATATGTGCAACACATTAAAGAAATGATTCAACGCGCCGAAAGCAATCGTTCCAAATTACTTGAAATTTTATCCGAAATGTTTGTCTACAGGTATGATGGTGGTGGAAATATTGACGGCGTAATTATAAATCCATCACTAAATTATAAAAAACTCCAATCCCTCGTTGTTCGAACCCGACGAATTGTTATCAAACTTTACACGGATTGTGAAGAAGATTATAAAACAGGGCTCGATATTTTTTTTTCAATGGTGCAAGAAAAAATAGCAATGAAATTATCCGTCCAAGAAGCATTTCTGAAAAAACAGTTGGATGACATCGTGCATGGGGATGTCTACGTGCCAGAATCACTGCTTTATCAGCAGTATCAAGGCGCAGAAGAATACAATAAAAAACAGTTTATTCCACTTCATTTTAAAAGTTCAGTGATTTCCATTGTAAAAAATAGGTTGAATTTGACGACTGATAATGAATTTAAAGTAGTATTACCAGCGCTTGAAGCGTGGATAAATGAAGAAATGGAAAATACCACTACTCTATTAGACCCGCAAAAAGTTGCCGAAGAATTTCTTAGGGAAAATGATTATAGCGACGAATATGGCTCTCCTCCTTCTTCATCTGAATATGAATCTGTAACACCTTCTTCTTCTTCTGGTTCTGCTTCTTCCACTGCTCCCGTTTATTCTGCTTCTTCCGCCGCTCCCGTTTATTCTTCTTCTTCCGCTGCTCCCGTTTATTCTTCTTCCGCTGCTCTCGGTTCTTCTGTTTCTCCCGCTCCTACTTATACTCGCGCTTTTGCTCGTACTGCTGCTGCTTCCACGTCCACTCCTTCAAAATCTCCTCTGCCAAAAAATCGCATGAACGTCCAGCCAAGGATTTTAAGCAAACTCTATGATTTATAAAAATAAAAAAAAATAAAAAGGAAAATTCTATTTATTTTATATAATAAATAATAAATAAATATATATTTAGGAAAAACCACTTAAATAATTTTCTCATATTAATATATGGAAACATTGCTTCCATCATTCGTAGCTTCTCATCCATAGCTCAATGGAAAAGGAACACGGTCACCTTGTCATGTAAATCACTAGGTGGCAAGTTCTAATCTTGACTATAGCAGATAATTTTCGGTTTCTTTAAAGGAGAAATCTGCTTAAGATGGATTAAGGCATAAATTAAAAACCGGCATGGCGCAGAGGCAGCGCGCGGGGCTCATAACTCCGAGGTCACTCGATCGAAACGGGTTGCCGGTATCTACCACATCACATCGCACCAGTGCATCAAGGCACTAGAGCAACCAACCGGCATGGCGCAGGGGAAGCGCGCGGGGCTCATAACTCCGAGGTCACTCGATCGAAACGGGTTGCCGGTATCTACCACATCACATCGCAACGGCGCATAAAGGCGCTAGAGCAACCTTTAAACCCCCTTAGCTCAGCGGCAGAGCGCAGGACTCATAATCCTGAGGTCGGCGGATCAAAACCCCCAGGAGGTATTTTTATTTTTGCTATTTTTTAGAAGTTAGTATGCATGTTTTTTATTAAGGTCTTCATAGCTCAGTTGGTAGAGCGCACGGCTGTTAACCGTTAGGTCACAGGTTCGAATCCTGTTGGGGACGATTTATAATAAATATTTGAACTTTTTAGTAAAATATTTATTTATTTTTTTTATGTGTCATTATATTATTATATATTGATTTCAATATGAGTTGTTTATTCAATAGCATGTCGCATTTTATTAAAGAAGATTGGGGTCCAACCGGCATTCGACAGCGAATTTGCGATTATTTAGAGAAAAATTTACCGATTTTGGAAGGTATGGAAACGCGCGATGTCTTGGAGTTGGAAGCACCAACAGCTGCGCATTATATTTCAAAAATGCGAAATTCTTCGACATGGGGAGGTGCAATTGAAATACAGTGTGCATGTAATATTTGGAATGCGCGTATTATTGTGCACGACATTCGTTCTCGTCATTCAAATAATAATAACAATAAAATAGAATTTTTACCTTTAAAATCTGATAATGATCAACCTCATTCTCTCGAATTAAATTTAGAGTGGAGCGGCGGACATTATGAACCGCTTCGCTGATCATACTGTAGTAACCGTTACCTCTTTTGAAATGGTTTTAATTATGCGTTTTTCTCCGGAATCCGGAATCGGAGTGCAAACATGATTCATTGTTAAAATAAAATCATCCCGTTTTAGCTCATTCGTTTTGATTTCGGGATCGGAATCCTTCAACTCTTTTAAAACCTTTACATGCTTTCGAGAGATTTCATTAATCGAACTTTTTATTTTTTCATTTCCTTCGTCTTTTTTCCATATGTCTTCGTCTTTTATATACATAATGTCCCTCTTCGTATCCGTGCAATGTATCGGCCTCTTAAACACGTCCAGGTCTTTGAGTCCGCGCATAAAAATCGACCCCACGCTTTCTTCCAAATTCTTTTCTCTCGTCATATTCAAGTCGTCAAATGTTATGTTGAGCGACTTTACAAAATCGCATAAACTGATCGCGTCCTTGCACTGCTCGTTCAAAAAGAAATTCAAATTAAATTTTTGCTTAATATTTGTCGTATTATTATTGTTTGTAATGTTTCCGATGCATATCTTGGGTAACATTTCAATGATTTGTTGTTGTTGTTCTTGCTGCTGTTGCTGTTGCTGTTGCTGCTGTATCATAATCTGCGTTTGTTGTTTGTTTTGTTCTATAATAATTTTCTTCATTTCTTCATTGTCTTTTAACAGTTTCATGATTATTTGATTACTAATTTTTATACAACTATCGTCGCCATAATCATTTTGATAAGCATCATGATCTACGTTTATAAAATTATTTTTATCTTTTTTATCATCAACATCGTTTGTTGGTGTTGTTATATTATTTATTTTTTTATTGTGTTTTTTTGTTAGTAAGTGTCTATTATAATCAATCCTTCGACTGCATTTAAAATTACATACATTGCAATTATAAATCATCTTTTATATGAGTTTTATATTTTATTATTATTATATTATTATTATACTAAATAATAAACAATTATTATGTCATTATATTGATGAACGGACGGACTGACACATTAAACGCCGGAAGGAGCACCTTCATTCTTCTCAACTTCAACTTCGTAGAGTGATAAAATATTAGATAATTCTAGATAATTCTATTGATATGTTGATTTTTTTTTTAGTCATAAAATATTTTAAATATTCTATATTTGAATCTAAATTATGTTTTGTTTTTAAATCTTCAATTTGATTTACTCTTTGATAATTTTTCTCATAAATAGTATTTGTATTATTATAAAATGTACATCCAATTATATTTAAACTTTTATAATTTTTATCTTCTAATAACATTAAAACACGAGTTAAGCCAAGTGGAGTTTTAATAATTTTAAACTTACTATTATTTTTAATTAATAATATAGGTATATTAATTTTTTTGTTTTTTAATGACTTCATTGATTTTTTACTTATAACATATATTAAAAATATATGATTCGCATATTTTTCTATTTCATTACTATTATGTAATGAAAAATACCGATTACTTAACAATATTATTTTAGGTTTGATATTAATATATTTATTAAAAAATATATTTATCATATTATTAGTTATAAATACGATATCATATGAATTTATATCTAGATTATTTTTTTCTTCAGTATTAGCAGGGCCATAAAATAATATATTTAGATTATCATAATCAATATGTTTTTCCTTTGTGAAATTGTTGTGCAGCAGCAGCAGCAGCAGCAGCAGCAGCAGCAGCAGTAGCAGCAGTAGCAGCAGCAGCAGCAGCAGCAGCAGCACATCTATTTTCATAGGTAATATTCTTTTAATCATAGGTAATATTCTTTTAACCATAGGTAATATTATATTATTATATTTTATTTTTATATTTTATTTTTATATTAAAATTATAAAATCATCCCCGAAAAATGCAATTCTTGTTTAAAACCTCTCAAATTCTCATTTTTTTATGGTGCTTTTACACCCTTTTTTACACCCTCGTTTTAAAAAAATATTTTCCGAGACCATATTTGCATTGAAGAACATCAAAACGTGTATTTTGACCATTACCAATTATGCGGCGGGTGCTTTTACACCCCCCCCCTCCAAAAAAATCCAAAAAAGTTGACTTTTTTCCCAATTTTTCCGATTTTCGCTTATGGTCTCGGTCGCATTTTCGTGTTTTTTGGTATTACTAGTTACCATAAGAAAATGTTAAAAAATGTCGTCAAAAAAAAGTGTAAAAAAATCGGGATTTTCTTTTTCAACACTCTATTTTATTTTTCGAAAATGGACAAAAATAAATGTCCAAAAAAGTTTTTAAAAAAAAAGTTTCAAAAAATGGAGGATCTTTTTCTTTTTTTTATTTATTTTTCATTGATTAAAAAATTACAAAATCATCCTCGAAAATCGCAATTCTTGTTTTTAGACCCTCGAAAATCTCATTTTTGGATGGTGCTTTTACACCTTTTTTTACACCATCATTTTGAAAAATAAAATCGCCACATCATAATTGCTTTGATGATTATAAAATGCGATTTTTTACCCCTTACCAATTATGCAGCGGGTGCTTTTACACCCCCCCCTAAAAAAAATTGACTTTTTCTCTGTTTTTTCCCGATTTTTCCGATTTTTCGCTTATGGTCTCGCTTGCATTTTTACACATTTAATTATCATCATTTGTCATAATAAAATGTTAAAAAAAATGTCATAAAAAAATGTAAAAAAAACGGGATTTTCTTTTTCAACACTCTATTTTATTTTTCGAAAATGGACAAAAATAAATGTCCAAAAAGGTTTTTAAAAAAAAAGTTTCAAAAAACAGAGATCTTTTTCTTTTTTTTTTATTTATTGAAAGAATAATCTCCATTTCGCTGAATTTATGAATTATCTCTCTATCTCTCTACGAATCAGAAAATAAAAGTAAAATAAATATCGACATGATGACAATCGCGAATATGTAAATCCCATCATTTGTTTTGTATTTTATTTTTAGAGAGAAGAGAGATAAATCTAAAAATAAAAAATAAATTATACGATACGATATCAATATCTAGATGCGACAATTGTTTTGAATTTGATTATTATTGAACATTTGATAACAACAATAATTTGAAATATTGTTTCCAAGTAAATTTATATTTTGTGGCATCCAATTTGAACTGTAAGTGTATATTGTTTAAGTTTGATTACTATTATTATTATATTATAATTTTCTTGTCTCCACCTCCATTAGATCCACTTGAATTGTTTTCATCATAATTATTTCCATTATTTCCGTCTCCTCCTGTTTTTTCAATCATCAAAATGGATGGTAAACTTTCGGATGTTGTTTCTTCCTTCTTTTCAGTGGCTTCTTCAGGGCGTTCATTAGCGTCTGCGAATGTGACATCTTCCGGCATTTTGATTAGATTTTTCTGAGGATTATGTAAATAGATATGTCCCGCATTATCAACTGCGTACCATCCGAACGGTGGACGAAGTTCATAATCTTTGCTTGGTTGAGGAGTGAACCACATGGTGTCTTTTGTTAATTCGTTATAATAATACTCTTTTCCTGATTGTTGGTCAATCAGTTTTGTCCATTCTTTACCCAAACTATCTTTCTCTCCTGATTCCAAATTTGTAGAAGCATTTTGAGTTGCATTTGCACCTTGTTTCGATTGACTTGCAACTATATTTGCTTGTAGCATTTGTAAATCTGGAGAAGAAGATGAAGCATCTTCGGCCACTACACCCTCGCTGTCGTTATTTTCATCGGATTTTTGTTCGACGATATCATCAGTATTATCGCGATTCGGATTTGTATTTGGATCTGATTCTGAAATAACCAATTTAAATTCATCATCGGAATTAGATTTTTGTCTTTGCCCTTTTTCCAACGATTCAATGTCTGCATTTGTAGAATCAGTTTGCCCAGAGAGAATCTTGTAATTATCTGAAAACGACATGCTTTCAATTTGGTCAATATTGTCCTCGGTTATAACCCGCATGGCGCAGTTCATGGTCTGCAGCTCCTGTATGAGCAGTTTGAGTGAGTAAGGAATTTGCACCACACTGAACGAGCGACCGAAGCGCGTAATATTGACCAGTTTCGGATTATCCGTGAGCGCGTCATTAAATTGGATAGGCCCGTCGGCCATCGGGCTCATAAACACATCGCTGTCTGGATTATAAATGGCCGTCATTCCCGTTTTATTGCAAATGGCCATATAATAATTATCTCCGCGCACCATCATGGACTCCTGCAAGAATCGCGTGGCGCCGTGCGCTATCACCCCGTCGCGTTCCATTTCACCGATGCGCAGACCACCGTCATTTGCTCGACCTTGCACCGGCTGGCGCGTGAGATTCGTGTTTGGACCTCGAGCGCGGAAATTGATTTTATCTTTGACCATGTGTTTCAAGCGCATGTAATATGTGGGTCCAATAAAAATCTCGCTTTCAATTTGTTCACCGGTGGTCCCGTTATACAAAACTTGCGTTCCGGTGGAGCTGTAATTTTCCTTTTGAAGCATGCTGCCAAAGGTGGCTTGTTTATTTCCCAGGTTTACGAATGCGGTGCAGTCGCCGAATGCGCCATACACTACGCACGCCTTTGCCATGATTGTTTCCACGAATTGCCCAATGGTCATACGCGACGGAAACGCGTGCGGGTTCACAATTAAATCGGGGCGCACGCCATCGGCGGTAAACGGCATGTCCTTTTCCGGAATAATGAGACCAACGGTTCCTTTTTGGCCGCATCTCGATGCGAACTTGTCTCCGATATTTGGTGCGCGATCTTCGCGAATGCGGACTTTGGCGATACGGGACGGAATGTCCGCATTCGCTGATTCTGTAATGTACGTTTTATCCACGTATCCGATTTGTCCTTTCTTCGGACGAATTGATGCGTCGACGACTCTGCCGGCGTTTTTAGAATTAGTGACGACTTGGCCGATGAGCACGCTTTTTTCGGTGACCATTGTATTTTCAATAATGAGACCATTTGCGTCCAGGTTGCTGTAATCGTACCCTTCGCCGCGCCCGGCATTTACCACGGCATTCTGTTGCTGATAATCGTTCATGTTCACAACCCGCGAATCCACGCGGTCGCCGGATGACTGTTTGCTGTCTTCGCGCGTTTCATACATGTTGTAATAACTGGTTCGAAATAGGCCGCGCTTAATGGAACCCTCATTAAACAGAATGGAATCTTCGACATTATAGCCGTTGTAGCACATAATTGCCACCATTGCATTTTGGCCGTACGGATTCTGCTCATTATTGAAATATTTGAGGTAGCGGGTTTTTACGAGCGGAATTTGTCCGGCATTTAAAACGACGCCCATTTTATCAAAGCGTTGCAAGAACGATGTATTGTATAACGATACGGCTTGTTTCGACTGGCTGCATGAAAACGTGTTGCGCGGGAGCTGGTTGTTCTCAGGAAACGAAATTAAATTGCCCATGACGCCAAACATGAGGGACGGGTGTATGTCCGAGTGCGTGAATTGCGCGCCCCCGTCTTTCACTTTATCGTCCGGGCGAAATGCGAACAGCGCGTTATTTTCTTCGGATGCGTCAATGTATTCCAGGACCGCCATTCTTGGTGTCATGCGTTCAAAGGTTGTTCCTTCTGATAAATTGTCGTACAGCTTCATAATGCTTGACACGTCATCCGTATTATAAAATTCATTATAGTTGATTCGTTTTATGCCGAAACCGCCGACCAATTCATTCCAGTTGAATTTACGTTCTTTGAGTATCTTCAGAATGGTCTTGTTGGCTTGGAATGCGAATGCTTGTTTGTCATGGTTGTAATAATACACAGGACGGCACGCTCGGCCGCCGTCTGTGAAAATCTGAATTTCGCGAAACTGGATGTCCCATGAGCAGCTGATATGCACGGGTATAAATGACAAGCGCCGACATGTTTTAATACGACCAACTACGAGTTCCGGGTCGACAACGACACCAATCCATGCACCGTTCACGAATACTTTGGTTTGATAATAGAGAAAATCTTTTGGATATTTTTCTAGCGATAATAAATTGATGCCAGGTTCTTTTAGCAACCACCGCGTCATGTCGCTGCCATTGCAGCCGTTTGTAATGTGCGCAGAAATTGCGAAATGCTTTTGCAGGCCGTCATCCGGTACGTCGACAGGGTCCATGAGGCACCATTGAGAGCCATGAAGCAGTCGGGGTTTAATTACTTTGGCGGAGGCATCGAGCGGCAGATTCACTTTTCTCAGGTGGGAAATTGCAGAATTATAGGAAAGTCGGTTTAGATCTTGAACGATTCCGGCCTGTTTTGTGAACTCGCTGCCGCCCCAGTCGCCTTTGAATGCGCGTCGGAGCCCCTCTTCGACGATGCGGTCTTTGAAAATGTCGTCATATTCTTTGACAATATCGGTGAAACGCTCGGATAAAATGGCAGAGTTATAATTGTATTTAAAATCGAGCAGAGTTCGAATGCGTTTGATTTGTTGCGTGTAGTATTCGTTGAATAAACCGTGTATCAGTTTACCGGATATTTTAATGCGCTTGAATTTCAAACTGTCGCGGTCAATCGGGCTGTCAATATTTGCTTTTACGCGCACCAGTTTATTTACCATGTATCCTAGAAAAAATGCTTTGGACTGGTAATTGAGCTCGCCGATTTGCGGTAAAAAGAAATTCATCAAAATGTGTTGGGCTTGAACCACGCTTTTTCCTTTGATGAAGACGCCAATGTATTCGATTGCGGCGCGCTGGGTGAAAATTTTATTTGCGTCGTGCACGCTTGGGCGAAAGAGTTCGATGAGGTCTTTATTTTCCGACATGTTTAGCAGGCAGGTTTCGATAATGTCGTAGTCAGAAATGACTCCGAGGGCGCGCATTAAGATAAAAAGTGGAATCGGGCGTTTCACGTTTGGAATTTCAACGACAATTTGACCATTGGTGTAACGTGGAGTGGGTGCCATCATATGGACGCGGAGTTTGCGTTCGGGTTTGGACGTGTCTTCGGATACGGTGCGTATTTCGACAGAGTGGCTGTATTTATCATCGGGGCTGCGTGTCTGAACGTAGAGCATGTTGTCTGCGAATATTTCCTGACTGACAATAATCTTTTCTTTTCCGTCGATAATGAAATATCCGCCGTGGTCGCTCTTATCTTCGCCGAGATCGTAAGCTACGTCTTTTGGGAGGCCGGTAAGAATACACAGGTTGGAATGAACCATAATCGGAAATTTTCCGAGTAATATTTGCGGGAGTGTAATTGTTACAGTTTTTTCTTTCGATACCGCGTTTCCCGATACAATCCCCTTTTCTTGTTCGCCGCCGCCGCCGCCTTCTTCATTAATAACGTTGTCGAATTCGACATCTACATCGTAATGAATGGTGACGCCGTATGTCATGTTTCGAAGACGCGCCTCGTTGGGATACATGTAATGAACGCGAGATGTTGAACCAGTGTCGTCATAGATAACCGGTTTTCCGTAGTATATTTTATCGCCGTTTTTTCCACCGAGATAGAACCGGGAAACGTTTCTAAATGTATCAGTTTTTTGGTCTTTTTCTTTTTGGAAAACGATGGGATTGTGTTCCTTAAATATTTGACGTATACCGTTTATCATGAATTCATTATAGGAATCGATGTGGTGCGCCACTAATAGATTTGGATTATCGTTGAATAGTTTGTCGATGATATTCCACGGAATTGTTTCATTGAGTAGTTGACTTGTATCGTCGCCATTGTCGCCGCCATCGCCATCGCCATCGTCTTTACGGCGTTTTTTATCTTTTTTCTCTGATTGTTCTTGTTCTTCCCGTTCTTCTTTCTCTCCTTCTCGTTTTTCTGGTTCTTCTTGTCCTCGTTCTTCTTGTTCTTCTTGTCCTCGTTTTTCTGGTTCTTCTTTATCTCCTTCTCGTTTTTCTGGTTCTCCTTTCTGTTCTTCTGGTTGTCCTTCTTTTTCTTCTGATTTGGATTTGGGTTCAAGTGCAGATGCTGGGATGACAATTTTTTTTTTAGATTCGGATGACATGAAATATGTTTATAATGTATATTATTTATATTATGAAGATGATATATATTTAATTTGTTTCAATAATAATTAAATATATTTATAATTTCTATTTTTTCAACTATGAATTTAATTAAAAAATCTTTCCATATTCCAATAATATACATTCCAATAATATACAGATTTTACATAATTTATACTAAAATTTGGTGTATTTATAACATTCGTTTCAACACCTTCAAGCGATTCTTCTCTAAATACTTTTTCTACTTTCTTTAAATTTAACCGACCATCTTTAGAAAGCGATATAAACATATTAACATTTTCTACCAGTAAAGAGGTAATATTAAAATTATCTAAACTAACTTTATCATTTTCTTTTATAGATTTTTTATACAAGTAGTGACTATATTGTATTAGTTCTTTTAATGTTATAGATTTTCTATTTTTGAAATATTTAAATATTAGTTGAAAACGGTCATTACTAAAACGAACATTGTCTCCTATATGATAATCTTCTCTACTTATTGATACATCATGTTCAATAATATTATGTGTTTGCATCGTTTCTACGGTGAACTTTGTTGGTTTTTTTATACTAGGTAGATATTGTATACCAGGAATCAAAAAATATTTATTTGGATATGATAAAATATGTGTGAAAATTTTACTAAATGTATTTGACATTAATTTATTATCACTTAAAACAGTTGAAACTTCTTTTTTTGTCCATTCTTTATTTGGATCAAGTTCGCCTTTATTTATTAACGAATTAAGAAATGGACACGGCGTTCCATCTGAATTATTAAATTTTATTTTTTTTGCTTTATTTGAAATAGCAAAAGGGCATGTTTTTTCCATATTATTATCGTTGTTACCTTCTATTTAAAAAAATTACATGAAAATCATATTATTATCTAAATCTCTCTGGGAATGAAGAGATGGAAAGTAAATTTAAACCGGAATCCGGATTAACAAATGATAAATATTGTATAATGTTTATGAAAAGAAAATTGATTACTTACTTATAGTGTACGTTTTTCCCATCGCCTTCACGACTTTCTTTATACGCTTGTTTCGTCCTTTGGTCTAGTGAGTGATCATAGTCGGCATAAGAAGAGTACTGTCCTCCGCTTCCATCTGCATTATATTGATTTCCTGCAAACTGCGGACTCGGTGAAAACCAGTGTGTTTGTTCGGAACCGGGTGGAGGAACGTTGTTGTCGCTGTCCCGTCGTCGCACCCTCATATGTGCCGGTTGTTGCATTTGTTGCATCTGTGATGCCTGCGATTGCGCATCCACTTGTTGCTGATAAAACGGCGAAGACGATGAAGAAGAAGATGGCATGGATGGAACGGATGTGGTTCGTTGATTCATAAGATTTCCAACCATAAAAACCATAATAAAGAATAAAATAAAAGGAAGAAGCAGTAAAAACCACGCGAGTTGATTGTATCCATAACTGCAGAGTGTGTTTAAAATAAAAGTCCAAAATGTGACATATAAAATTTTCATAATAAAAATGGGCACGGTGGTTTGGACGGGACACTGCACATTTCCGACACAGTACATGTTTGGAGACATGCCGTAATTTTGAAATGCAATCATTATGATTCCGATTGCGGATAAAACGAGATAAATTGTTGCGGGAGTGCAGAGATTCATTTTAAATATATAATAAAAGTAAATATATGAAAATAATTATAAAGTATACAAATATTAAATTTATAGATTTAATGCTAAACAATTCGTTTTTTTTATTTTTTCATATACGTTTTAATAATGATCGTTGAACATGGGGATCTGGATTGGGTGGTCGAGGCATTCCGCCCAATTTAGCGTTGAAATTATTTAATAAATACGTTGCACCGTCGAGAATTCCGCCACCCCTAATATTTTTTCTTCTTCTAGAGCCACCGCGTTGTCCGAGTTTTGGAACCTGCACGCCTAACTGCGTTGCAAACCTGGCATTATATAGCGGTCGCCCATCATCAAATGTAGGAACATGACCGGTTCCAACTCCTTTAGGGCTGAGAGAAAAATAATTTCCTATACTGTCTGGACTCCATGGTTTGCCGATAAATTGCGACATGAATCCTCCGCCGGTCATTTGGCCGCTGCCGCTGCCGCCGCCGCCTTGATGAACTCGACCCATTCGTATATTACGAACCATTTTATTCCGCAGTCGATTTTGTTTGATTTGTTCCATGGTTGCAGCTGCTGCTGCTGTTGCTTTTGATTTTCTCTGCGTTTTATGTTTTTTACCATGGTATTTTTTTCTTGTGTTCGGCATTGTTATTCGTTATTAGTTATATATATAATAATATAATAATTAATTTAAAATACTTGTAAAAAATGAATAGTAGATTATTTTCTTAATAATCATCTCCTAAAAGTAATTTGGATAGATGTTTATTTGATGGTTTTACTTTTTTGAAACGGTATGATTTTATTTTATTGAACATCATTTTTATACCCGCGAAACATCCGGTGTCACAGTTACAACAATTAGAATCTTGGCCATAGCTTTCATATAGATCGTGGTCTTTTTCATGTTTCAAAAACATTTTATAAACAATAAATAATTTTATTAATAAATAGTCATATTTTTTAGTTTTTAAATATTAATAAATTAAATTAAAATAAAATATATATCAAGTATATGTATATAACAGTATACGAATGAAATATAAGTCATCGTCGTCGTCTTCATTTAAATGTTTGCCGAATATGTTTTGTATAAGAAACACGACAATATTTTTTATTGTCATATTAAGCGTGATTGGAATATACTTTTTTTATTCTAATTATTCGAAAATGATGATTGCATCAACATCGTCGTCATCAACAATGCCGTCCGCATCATCAATGCCGCCGTTATTTATGATGTCGTCAAGGTCAGCGAATAGCGACGTTCTCGAAGACCCGTATGCTCCTCCGTTGAGAAACGACAGTTATTTTGGCGGAATTAATGGGGGGGGTGGAGCAAACATGATGATGCCAATGGCCGCCGGTATACCGATCAACATTCGAACGCAAGGACCGCCGATCAATACGAATTATCGGCAGGTTGGACTGTTAACGCGCGTCAATGGTAAAGAAACCATTCTACCGCTGATGGGTCGACCGCTTCAAAAAAATAGAGACAAATGGCAATTTTACACCATGAGTGACAAGAATAACTCGGTCAAGCTGCCCATATCGTTTAAGAAAAAGAGTTGCACTAGCGAATATGGTTGCGATAACATTTACAACGGGGACACGGTGTATGTGGAGGGGTACAAGGACGCTTTTCAGGCGACGATCTATGACAACGCAGTAATGGAATATTTTTGACAATTGGAACAAGAGAATTAGAATAAGATAATATTTAAAATGTATTAAAGATTTTGACATATGTAATAATATATTTTATTGATTATAAAACGCGAGGGTAGAAAAAATGTCATTTGATATACGCACGGCGGTTACCGAGTTGTTTATGATACAACAAATAAAAACAGGGATTTTGTGGGCAGATGCATTGTTGTTTGGATTTTTTATATTTACGCTTTATCGGGGCGCCATTGTTATGAATGTAAAGAGTGTGTATAAAAAAATAGAAGTAATAAAAAATCAGCCCATGAAGAAAAATTGGTCGTATCTGACAAATAAATTCAAGAAAAAATCAATCGTGTATACGGGTTACATGTATAGTAGCGGTTATCGAACAGTTTCAACGTATGTTGATTACCCGCCGCCAATGATTCACGTGTTGGACTACATGCAGAAAAACGCGTACAAGGTTGAAAATACGTATAATATAAAATATTGCGAGGTGATAGATGTGGAAACGAATACCACGGTGAAAACATTTATTCCGGCAGATGAAATGGTTTCGTTCGAGTTATATCCAGACATTTACATTGAGTTATCGAGCAATGCAAATATAGAAAACAAGGAAAAGAAATCCGACTTTATAAATTTTTCAACGATTAGTTTTTATGTTAAAACGTATGAGCATGATATTTCGCACATACACTCGTTTATTAAAATGTGCGAAGAAAAATTTGAAAATTCGATCAATGAACAGCTGTCAAAGCAAAAGTATATATTTAAATATAACAGCAAAAAATCGGTAGGCGGCGGGGATCAAGAACGACATTATGATGACGGCGACCGCATAGGTTCAAGACACGTCGGCATTAAATGCGACGAATATCCGCTTGTAACAAATAAACATTTGATTCGAAATTGTTTTTTTACGCAGCGGGATGCACTGATTAAAAGAATAGATTTTTTCATTAATAATGAGCAGTGGTACAATGACCGAGGCATTCCGTACCAGTTGACGCTGGTTTTTGAAGGGCCTGCGGGGTGTGGTAAAACATCGACGGTAAAGGGAATCGGTACGTATACAAATCGACACATTGTGGACGTGGATTTGAATGGAATTAAAGACGTGTGCGAACTTGAGAACATTTTCAACGGGACGCACATCAACGGAAAATACATTCCTTCGAACAAGCGAATTTTTATGATTGATGAGATTGACAAGTTCTTTGAACTACTGGATGACAGAGAGCAAAAAGAAAAAATGAGGTTGGCTGCGGCAAGCAAGGAAACAACCAATTCGAGCATTGTAATTGTGAAAGAGGGATCTGGAAGTGGAGGAGTTGTCGGCGGGACAACAGAAAATAGGTTTGGATCGAATCTGGTATCAACGGCTGCCGCGATAAGCGGGTGCGCAAACAAGACATCGATGAATGATTTGACCAAGGGACAAATCTTGAGTATTATGGATGGAATTATTGAGGCAAAGGGTCGGTTTATTATTTGCACGGCCAACGACACGTCGAAAATTGATCCCGTATTTAAACGTCCGGGGCGGATGGACGAGTTTATTTATTTTACGAAGTGCGACGCGCTCATGATTCATCAGCTGATGGATCTATTTTACGACGGAACTGTCGACGAAAAGCGTACGCGTTCAAAAGAAGAGCTGGAGCGATTTCGGGGGGTGGAGTTTCGGCTGTCGCCGTCGGAACTGAATAAAATATGTTTTAATCACATTTTGTCGAGAGACGCATGTGAAAAGCGAGTTTTAGAAGAATTGGAAAAAAGTTAGTTTTACAATTACCTAGTTGCGATGGCAAATTCCGGCCCCAATACACAAAAAGTAGTTGATAAGATTGTCAATGACCTCCCAAAAAAGAAAATAAAGATCAAATCGGTTTCGTTTTCGTAATGCACACTCGTTCAAAAAAATAATTTTATTTACGTATTAGTATAAAAAAATAAAATTATTTTTATTTGAATCCTTTTATTTTTCATATAATTTTATATTTATTAGGATATAAAAATAAAATTATAAAATATATAAAATTATAAAATAAAATATATAAAAATGCAAAATTTACAACAACTACAACAATTACAGCAACTACAACAACAACAACAACAACAACAACAACAACAACAACAACAGCGAAATGGTGTTCGACAGATGTCAATCCAACAGCAACCGTTACAACAACAGCAAGATCAACAACAACTTGATCTTGGAGTAAAAAATGCGATGGAGTCGTATTCGGAAAAAGAGAAACTGGTGTTTGAATTTCTGAAAAATATTATTATTAATTTGATTCTCTCGATTAAGCAGTTACGAGTAAAGTTGGAGCCGATACTCAATCAGCCGAATGTGATTTATGCGGAGATTTTCAAAGTGTACGAGGAAGTCAAGGCGGATTTCACGGCGAGCGATATCGAGAATATAGAGTCGGTGATATCGATAACGAGCTGCGTGAACGAAGTGAACGGCATATTTACGACGGCATTTACGAGCATTATGGCGGATGGAAAAATAGACATGAATGACGCCGTGCATTTTATGACATTCATTCATCAAATTATTAACTTGTTCAATGAATACACGGCGAATCAGAATTTCAAAGTGTCGCTTTCATCCGATTGCATTTTGCAATTTTTGTATTTCATCGTGAAGAGCATTTTAGTTTTGACGCTGGATGGTGTAGAAGAGGCGAATGCGGTGCAAATGTTGGACGCATCTGTAAAATTAATAAAAATAACCGTGTTGCCGATTACAAAATGCAAATGTAAATATTTTTGTTTTTCTTGTAATTGAATTTCTTGTAATTAAAACCAAAATTCAAAAATACATAAATATAAATATTATATTTTTCGAAAAAAATATAATATTTATGAAATAATAGATAATAGAAGTATATATAAATGCAAATGCACACAACTAAATATGATTTAGGGTCAACGATGACAATGATGACAAATATTCTTGATAGTAATAATAACAATAATAATAACAATAACAATAATAATAACAATAACAATAATAATAACAACAATAACAATAACAATAACAACAATAACAATAATGCAATTCAAGAAAGAATTGTCGGGCGTGCGACGCGAGCCGAAATTGATGTGAATGCGCTACGCCATAATGTGCGGTTAATGGCGGATGCTGCGAAAAATAAAGAATTATGGGCTGTAGTGAAAGCCAATGCTTACGGTCATGGTGCAGTGTTGTGTGCGCGCGCTGCACTTACGGCGGGTGCACGCGGGTTATGCGTGGCGCTTACACAAGAAGGGATTGAATTGCGAAATGCCGGGATTCGTTCACCAATTATGGTGCTTAGTGAACAATCCGTTGGCGATATTCCACTTTTAGTGCGCAACGATTTGATTTGTGTTGTATATAACGCGCATTATATTAAAGCACTCGCGGCTGAAACGCGGCGTGTAAATACAAATGCAAAGATCAAGAGAAGGATAAAAGTGCATCTCAAGATCGATACTGGTATGCATCGCGTAGGTGTTGCGCCAAGTGACGCCGTCGAACGCGCCAGATTGATTGTCTCATATAAGCGTGTGCTTGAGTTGGATGGTGTAATGTCGCACTTGGCTGCTGCAGATGACGTAACAAAAAATGATGTGACGCGGCGTCAACTTGATACATTTATTGACGTTATTGCGAATATTAAAAAGGATGTTGTACCATTTATCCGCCATGTGCACATCTCCAATTCAGTATCAACGGTGCGTGAACTACTACCCGCGTGTACGATGGTGAGAACTGGAATTGCGTTATACGGATTGACCGACGGCGATGCATTTGAAAACGTCGCACAAAATCTTCGTCCAGTCATGACACTGCGCACCGTTGTGCAACATGTTCAACGACTACCGAAAGGCGAAGGTGTAAGTTATGGTTTGCGAACCGTGTTAACAAAAGATACAACAGTGGCCACATTACCAATAGGGTATGCTGATGGCATTGCTCGTAGCGCGTGGAAAACTCCTGCGCGCATTTTAGTTCGAGGCAAGCCGCGACGAATTCTTGGTGTCGTTACGATGGATCAACTTATGGTGGATTGCGAAGATGATGACGTAAACATTGGCGACGAAGCCATCATTTTTGGAAAACAAGGAAAAGCCGAGATTCGAGTCGAAGATTGGGCGACGGCTCTAGAAACTATAACATACGAAGTCGTATGTGCGATCTCAAGTCGTGTTCCGCGTGTTTATAAAAAATAATACAATAAAAAATAAATAATACAATAAAAAATAAATAATACAATAAAAAATAAATAATACAATAAAAAATAAATAATACAATAAAAAATAATACAATAAAAAATAATACAATAAAAAATAATATAATAAAAAATTGAATTAAATACATGTTTATAATATAATAGTAATAATAACCTTATAGGTCCTCTGATATTCGCTCTCAAAAAACATTCGATTCGATGTCACAAGGAGGAGGAATTATAAATTCAACAACGACAATAAAAACATCGTCTTCGAATGAACACAAGACGACGAAAAAAAATAGACAAAATAAAATGAGTAAAAGTAAACTATGGGATCAAATCGAGAGTAGTTTTAGTAATGATTATTGTAATAATGATAATTTCGAAAATAAGACAGACAAAAAGAATAACTTGGAGTGTGTCTATAGAAGCAGCGGACAGCGAGAAATTTGCGACAACTGTTCATCGGCGGTTTCTTTTACAGATGATGGATTTTTGACATGTACGAATCAAAAATGCGGCATTGTATACAGGGACGTACTTGATCAAGGGGCAGAATGGCGGTATTATGGTGCGGACGACAATCAGTCCAGTGACCCGACGCGATGCGGTATGCCGGTGAATCCGCTGCTTGTGGAGTCATCCTACGGGTGCAAGGTAATGTGCGACGGTGCAACAAGTTATGAAATGCGCAAATTTCGAAGGTATACGGAGTGGCAGTCGATGCCGTATCGTGAGAAGGCGCAATATGATGAATTTCAGTGTATAACCATTATTGCGCACAATGGCGGGCTACCCAAAATTATCGTGGACGAGGCGCTGCGTTACCATAAAAAAATTTCCGAGTTCAAGACGTACCGTGGCTTGAATCGTGACGGAATCATTTTGGCTTCCACATACATTGCGTGTCGAAAGCACGGTTGTCCGCGAACCATTAAAGAAATTGCGACGATTTTCAACCTGGATAATACGAGTGCGACCAAGGGCTGCAAAAATGCGATTACAATTATAAACGAGCTGGAACACGAATTTGAGAATTCAGACAAGACGAATTTTAGCAAAACGAAACCAGAATCGTTTATTGGGCGGTACTGCAGTCGATTAAATATGAACAGCGAGTTAACAAAGGTGTGTCAGTTTGTAGCGACTCGTATTGAAAAACAGAATTTGATTCCGGAAAATACACCGCACTCGATTGCTGCGGGGATTATATACTTTGTCTCTCAGATATGCAATTTGAACGTTTGTAAAAAGGACGTGAATCGGGTGACAGAAATTAGCGAAGTGACGATTAACAAGTGTTTTAAAAAGTTGGAGCAGTATACGACCAACTTGATACCGGGTATAATTTTAGAGAAATATGCAGTTGTTGATGGGAAAAAGTGAAAATATAAAATGAATACTTTTAAAATATTCAATATTAAGTAAGAAATAAGAATAAGTAGTAAAGAGTTTAAATATTATAATTTAAATATAATATTATAAAAATATCATGACGACTACAAATGAAACGACTATAATCAATGATATAGAAGAAACCGTTCACATTAAAAAATCCACCGCTCCGAAAATTGTATTTGTCGTTCCGTATCGCGATCGCGAGCACCATTTGAAATTTTTTTCGGTGTATATGAAGCACATTATGTCGGACTATGATCCGTCGATGTATGAAATCTACATTGTTCACCAAAAGGATGGCCGACCTTTTAATCGCGGGGGTATGAAAAATATCGGGTTTTTGGCGGTGAAGGAAAAATATCCAAACGAGTATCAAGACATTACATTTGTATTTAATGACGTGGACACGGTTCCTTGTGACAAGGGCGTCATACAGTATGAAACGCGCGCGGGCATTGTGAAGCATTTTTATGGAGTGAAATTTGCGCTTGGCGGGATTTTTTCAATCAAGGGTGGAGATTTTGAAAGAACAAACGGGTTTCCGAATTTTTGGGCGTGGGGCGGAGAAGATAATTATATGCAGCATCGGGTTTTACAGAGTGGCCTGAAAATAGACCGCCGCGGGTTTTTCCCGCTGCAACATCCGAGTATTTTGCAAATGGTGGAAGGAATCATGAGAACGATTTCGCGAACGGAAGCTGAAATGGTGTTTTATAAAACGACGAATGACGGACTGCACACGATACAGAATTTGAGTTACAATGAAGAACAATCGAGCAGAAGCACGAATACAGTCGACTTTCACTACATTAACGTTTCTCATTTTGATTGTGCGTACAGTCACGCGTCCAACACGTACGAGGAACAGAACATTCATGAAGAAAAACGGATAAAATTTAAATCGAGGGGTATCACCGTAGCGGCACAAGAAGAACAGCAGCGGGCGCTCCACCAACAACAAGTGCTATCAGAACAAGAAGAACGTAGAATTCGAATTCAAAGGCAGCAGCAGCAGCAACAACAGCAACGTTTACAGCAACAGCAACGTTTACAGCAACAGCAACGTTTACAGCAACAGCAACCGCAACAACAACAGCAACGTTTACAGCAACCACAGCAGCAACAACGTTTACAGCAACCGCAACATCAACAACGTTTACAGCAACCGCAACATCAACAACAGCAGCAGCAACCGCAACATCAACCACAGCAGCAGCAGCAACCACAGCGAGTTGTTAGGCGTGTAAGGAGAGGATTTTTTTGAAATATTTATTTTATAAATTACGAATTATTTATAAAATAAATTGTTGCGATAACAAGAGATTAAAATGCTTCATTAAAATCAAATATTTCTTCCGTTTTTGTTTTTTCTGCGAGGGCGTATTCGCTTACCCGTTTTTCAAAAAAGTTAGTTTTACCTTCAATGCTTATAAGCTCCATAAAATCAAATGGATTCGATGAATTGTACATTTTTTCAGACCCTAATTGCAAGAGCAGTCGGTCTGCAACAAATTCAATGTATTGAATCATGAGCTTGGAATTCATACCAATCAAGCGGCATGGCAGCGCTTCGCAAATGAATTCGGTTTCAATGTCAACCGCCTCTTTAACAATGTCTTGCACCCGCGACTTTTGAACCGGTTTGGCCATTTTATTGTATAAAAGTACAGCAAATTCCGTGTGAAGTGCTTCGTCGCGTGAAATGAGCTCGTTGCTGAAAGTGAGTCCGGGCATTAGGCCGCGTTTTTTCATCCAGAAAATAGAGCAGAATGCGCCCGAAAAGAAGATGCCTTCCACGCACGCGAATGCGATCAAGCGGGTTTGGAACGAGCTGCGCTTATCATGAATCCATTTTTTCGCCCAGTCCCCCTTTTTCTTGATGCATGGGAAATGATGAATGGCGTTGAAAAGTCGTCCACGCTCTTCTTCGTCTTTGATATACGTGTCAATGAGCAAACTGTAACATTCGGAATGTATATTTTCCATCGCGATTTGAAACCCGTAGAATGCACGGGCTTCGGCGAGTTGGACGTCGGACATGAAACGGGTCGCCAGGTTTTCAAGAACAATGCCGTCGCTCGCAGCAAAAAATGCGAGAATCATGCTTATAAAATATTTTTCGTCAGCTTCCAAGGTTTGCCAATGAACACCGTCTTTTGAAAAATCAATTTCTTCTGCCCTCCAAAAACAATCCACTTGTTTTTTATACATTTTCCAAATGTCATTATCTTTGAGTGGAAACATTACATACCGATTATCGTCTTCGGTAAGTAAAATATCGGCGAAATTTGTACCAGTCGGTATTTTTTTTGACATTCCTAAAAGTATGGATGGTTGTATATTTATTCAACAATATTATTTAAATTTTTTAAATATATATTTAAAAAATTAAATATATATTTAAAATAGTATTACAACATTACAATAAAACAAAGAAGAGAAAAAAGAATGACGGACCATAACAACAATCGTGATAAGGAGTCAACAGGAGTGACGGTATATAAACGAGACAAACAAATGAATGAAATTCAACAAAAAATAGAAGAAAATAGAAAAAAGATGTTTGAAAAACGTTTAGCATTAAAAAAATACGCAAAAACGCACGATTCCAATCATCATATCAAGGAAATTATAAAAAAATATGATGAATATTATAATGAATATAAAACAAATGTAAAGTTACAAGTACGCGCTTTAGAGGAAATTATAAAGCACTTGAATTACATTCTAGAAGAACAAAATATGAACCAGGATTTAGATTCCGACGAGTTGGTTTCCAGAAATAAATTACAATTAAAAAAGGATAAAACAATGATTTTGAAAGAGATTGATAATCTTAGAAAACTATTAGTATAAAACATAAAACGTCGTCAACGTCCGCCGATCCCAATTTCTCTCAATAAGAGTCCGCGCGGTTTCATTAAACCGCGCACCCGTTGCATTTTATAATCATAGCATTTTTTCCATTTGCGCTGAAAAATACGCAACCAGAATGTTTTATAAATTGCCACGTGTTCGCCGCCGCCTTCCAATTCAACGTGTTGAATAATTTCTAATGAAATGTAGTTTTTTTTTACAGCCGCGCATTTATAATTTCGAATTATGGGATGTTCATTGAGCTGAATGTATCGAGCATAATGGCGTCGCGACGCATTAATCAAAAACATAAATTCAGAAAATTCTTGTGAGTGATAAAACGTTTCCGTGTTTAATGAATATAGTATCAAATAATGCGAGTCGATATTTGGAGAGCTGTTTTCATCTTTTCCGTGAATATGGGCGTTAAAAAATACACAAAATGCCAGTTCATATTTTGATTTCATTTATTAATATATTATGTATATTCCATTGATAAATTATGTTTATGCGATATTTATAAATTATTTTTTATAAACAAGATTTTATAAGATTTAATTATTTTTGCATTTTTAAATTAAATATTATAAAATAAATAATATAATATTAATATAATAAAAATTATATTATAATAAATTATAAACAAATAAGATATAGTTGGGAAAAATGGTAAACATACATATAAAGCTTCCAAAGGTTGTCGAAACGCTGTTGAATGATAAAAACGTTTTGTACATTGTTGCATTTTTAGCAATTATGAATTTTTTTGGATACATTATTTTGAGAGATAGCTATGCGCTATTAATATTTTTATCCATCGGATTCATTTCAACATACTTTAGTAAAAATATGACGATTGTTTTACTTTCAACATTATTATTGACAAATTTTATTACTGTGTTGTCGAGAAATTTTATTATCAATAAGGAAGGGTTTGACGCGACTGCGGCGACAGATGCGACTGCAGCGACAGATGCGACTGCAGCGACAGATGCGACTTCGGCAGCAGATGCGACTTCGGCAACTTCGGCAGCAGATGCAAAAAAAACAGTTGCAGCTGCAACTGCTGCAACTGCCTCTACAGCAACCGGGGCGAAGCCGGTATTACAATCAGGAATTATGGGCGCAGGTACTGCAAAAACGTCGAAGAAAGTGGCTGCTTCTGCATCGTTGATGGCAGCTACCGTTCCAAATGGTAAGAATAGTGCAGCAACAACAACAACAAAAGAACCTATGACAGAATTAAGCCCTGCAAGTTTAGATGACGAGGACGACCTTCCCGTGAATAATCGCGTCGATTATGCGAAGACGCTGGAAAAAGCGTATGACAATTTAGAAAATTTGGTAGGCAAAGAAGGAGTCAACGGATTAACATCTCAAACCAACGTGCTGATGGATCAGCAGCAAAAGTTGATGGAAAATATGAAGAGCATGGAGCCGCTTTTGAAAACGGCGCAATCCTTTTTAGATAAATTCGAGTCAAGTTCGATGGGCAAGATGTTTGAAAAGATTCCGGGAATGTCGTCCATGTTTGGCGGTGCTGGCGGTGCCATTGCAAACGGAAACGGAAACGGACAAGGGGCGGCTTAAACACACTTGGAAAAAAAATAATAAAAATAAATAAATAAATATTTTAAATATAAATAAATATTTAAAATATATAAATAAATATTTTAAATATATAAATAAATATTTTAAATATATAAATAAATATTTTAAATATAAATAAATATTTTAAATATATAAATAAATATTTAAAATATATAAATAAATTTAATAACTAAACAATGAATAATAATTTTGAGAATGACATAAATGCCGTGAATCAAACATTTGACGACATGTTGGCGAATTTCCAATCTAATTATGTAAATTTTAACACAAATGCAATGCTTTCGCTACCGACTCTACCGACACCCTCGTTTTCCACCGACGACTCTACTGCGACGACGACGACAACTGCTGTCAAATCTACGCCTCAAGCAGCAGCTCCTGATCCGAATGATGCCGCGCTTTTAAAATACAGATATGCCGCAAACCAGCTTTTAGAAAAAGTTAGATCACAAATTTCTTCGAATGCGAAAGACATTTCGACTATAAATACAGACATAACCCCGGTTCATAAGACATATTTACAGATGACGGGAGCGGGAACTGCGCTTGATCAAACCAAATCTGCGGCGATTCTGTCTTTGGAGGATTACAAAGAGTTGTATAGAACAACCGTATTTGGAACCGTAATGTATGTTGTTGGTGCGGGAGCCATACTTTATTTATTGTACAAACCTCAAATACAGAGTCAAATTTAGAGATGTATGAATGAAGAGATTAAAATAATAGAAATGATATAAAAAATATATTATGTATTGTATATTAAAAAAGTTTATAATATAATAATATATATAGTAAAATAAGTAAAATAGTCAAAACAAAATAATCCAAAATAAATTAAAGTATGCATAGTTTACGCCAAGGACGCGCATTTTTAAATGATCAAATAAATGTAAAAAATGAATCAAATATATATTTAGCGCAAATAAATGAACAAAATGAATCAAAACAAAAATCTGGATCTGCATCTGGATCTGCATCTGGATCTGCATCTGGATCTGCATCTGGATCTTTATTGAGTATTGACTTGAATCCAATGCAATACTTTAAAAAAACGGTAGAGACATTTGAAAGTGGAAGCGGATTGCCAACTCCGGCAGTCGCATCTTCATCAACGGCATCGTCGCCAGAATCTGTTTCGGCAACAGAAATTGCAGACATTCAAAAGCTGAATGACGCATTCGATTCTAAAATGACCGCATATTCGAGCGCCATTTCGGAATACAATAAAGAGATTTTAAAAGGGCATAATTTTTTTGTGGTTCAAGTAAATACGCTAACGCCAATCAACAGTTGTTTTAATTGCGATGCGTCTTTAGGAGGAACCGATTGTAGCGCAATGGGTGTATCCAATTCAAACGGCGAAATTCGAACCGCGCTTCCAAATTCTACATCTCCGACTGCAAATTTGTTGCCGTGTGTTCAATCAGGTGTAACGGTTCCGGGGTGGAGCAGTAATCCAAGTGACAGTGGTGCGTGCATCGCACCGCTTGGACAAAAATGTTGCAATTCATACACGTATAACGGGCAACCGGTTTGCCAAGCCGGTTTTGGCGACGATAACTATAATGAAGCTGCAATGAATGATTGGATAAATGCGTGCATCACACCACCGTCTCCCGGTGAAATCAATCAGCGAATTGCGCTTGCAAACGAATACTGTCAAGGGAATGGTATCGACTTAAACTACTGGAGCAATAATACGAATAATTTTGTGCTCGTTACAACGCAGGATCCGGGAGACAGCACTAAAAAATTTGTGGATCAAAATGACAGTTGTTCGGGATGGGCTGATACCGGAGAGTGCGAAAAAAATCCAAACTACATGTTGAGCATGTGTTCCGCTTCGTGTGTTCGTGTTGGGGCAAATGTTCCCGGTGAGAATATTCGCCCATTTGCAAAAATGAACAGTGTTCCGGTGTGGATTGTCAAGACGTTTACAAATAAACAAGACGCAAATAAAGCCAGGGCGGATATTGTTTTTAGTCCAACGATTCAAAGCATGCTGAAATCGACGCGAGATGATATGATGAATGCCGGCACAGCGTTAATTAAAGCGCTTTCTTCACAACAGTCCGCGACTGCTGAGGATCGAAAAAAAATAGAAGAACAGCTGCGCTCAGTAGAAACAAAAATGACCAAATTGGCCTCTCAGTCACGCGACATGGACATTTCATTAACGGATGCCGCAACCATCCTTAAAAGTAAGATGATAAAACAAAAACAACATGCGACTGTAAAGGAAACATTTTTGGGAACGTCGCCATCATTGCTTGCGCAAGAAAAAGATACTCGCATACAGTTTGAATCAAATTATACATTTTATACGGTGTTTCTTGTTATGGCGATTATACTATTTGTCATAATGTTTAGCAACTTTTTTTATACGTCACCGTCGCCATCATCTTCGGGATCATTCAGTAGTAGCGGCGGCGACGAGTCAAGTTCATCTTACGGGTTGTTATTTGGAACAATTGCATTATTATTGTTTATTTATTTTATTGTTCAGTACGCATTGGCTCGTTTTAATATTTCCCGACCACAACTACCTTTTGAAAGTATCAATCCGCTGTTTGTACTTAAGAACAATTTATAAAATAGTTGTAGGTAGAATAGTAGAATGAATGAAATATAGAATGAAATATAAAATATAGAATGAAATAAAAATATAGAATGAATAATTGTAAAAAATAATAAAAATAATATAATATATTATAGATTATTTTTATAATATATTTTCGTTTTTATTATAGGATTTAACTATTTAACTAATTTAATTAACTTAAATAATATGTCGGTCACACCAAATTCACCGAAACAAACCGCTGCATCAGTGACTGCACCAACCGTTCCGACACAAATCGTTGTTGGCGGCGGCTCGAAGTTGAAATCGCCACCAGCATCACCAAGTCAAGACAGTGCAACCGAACAAATGATTGAAAAAATATCAAAGTTGCAAGATTTAGAAAATCGTAAATATGATGATTTGAATGTTTTGCTCGCTTCGAATCCAACACCGGACAATGTTGCGCAACAGAAGGTGCTTATCAGCGACATCACGCAACTTACAAGTATTCGATCCCAGTTATTCAACACGCTACTATTACACGCTAAAAATAATGTGAATATGAATGACACTATGAATGCCAACGTGAAAGATAAACATACAATTGTTACATTGAAAGAGAATGACTTGAATGCTCGAAAAACTGCAATTGCGGCAATAAGCCAAGATGTTGAAAATATGAAAAGAATGGTGGACATAAACGTGTATTATAAAAAACAATACGAAGCGCGCGTCGTCATAATGAAATATATTATTGTGGTATGTTTTCTGGTAATCTTTTTTGTAGTGCTCATGAATTTGGGCTGGTTACCACAGGAAATGGTGATTGTTTTGGTAGTCATTATTATTCTTGGAGGTGGATTATACATTGGTTCGTTAATTTATGATGCATATAAACGGAGCAACATCAATTATGATGAATACAATTGGGGATTTGATTCTCAAGAAATGGCTTCGAGTTCGAACCAACCCACGTCCAAAAAATCTAGGTCAAAAGATCGAACATGTAGGACTAGCGGCGACATGTCATCCAGCTTGGAATCCATGTATAAATCCGTTTCATCCTCGGCGACATCCATTGAAGATTCGATTAAATCGTCGTCAACAACATTAATGTCAGATTTAACTCCAAGTGCAAACAGTGACCCGGCTGTACCGTCTGCATCATCATCTTCAATTTCTGCTGCATCCACGGCTGGATCTGGATCAACAACCACTATATTGCCACCCTCTGTCCAGTCAAAAGTATCTGAAAGTTTCATGCTGTCAAAGGTGCCTCGAAAATATTTTTCTCAAGGAATGCAAGGCGCGACACCCTTTACAATGGAAGATAATTATGGTAAACTATAATATTATAATTTAGATGAAAAAATAGAGATAAAAAAATGAAATTAAGTAATTATAAATTTCATTTTTTTTAAAACATTAATATTAATAAATATTATTAAATAATAATATATATATGTTACTATAGTATAGTAACAACGTGAAAATATGACAGATAATGCCACATTACTTCAAAGTATTCAAAGCATAAATGATATGGTTGGAAGCGTTAATAATTCGTGCGTCGGTGATTGTTTAATAGAGAAAAATCGGAGCGAATTAAAACAACGATATTTAGACGCAGAACGAAATGTTAGAGTCGCGCCCGAAAAACTCACACAAGCTGAACATGATTATTTATTAAATAGAGATGGTCCAAAAAAGTATAGAGAGTTATTAAGAAGTCGATATGCAAAAAATGCAGAGCAAGAAATGAAGAAGTTAAAGGATGAGCACGCGACGATTATGAATGAAGTCAAAAACAATATTATGAAAATTCAATCACAAGAGGTTGAAATATACAATTCGACGAACTATAAAAACATATTGGTGTCCACGAATACGCAACTCGAAGGAGGATTTCAGGATAACAAACAAAGCACAGCCGTTAGCACTCGAAAAATATTTTACATGGAAAAACAGATTGAGTCATTTTCGTGGTGGTTTTATTTGTGTCGCAATTTATACTGGGTATGCGCACTAGTATGGATCATAATCGGCGTCATTTATTATCGCCAGTTTACCACGCGTTCACTTGCTACATTCGTCTTCATCGTGGCATATCCGTTTTTCATGGTGTGGCTGTTCGTGGCCGCGTATTCTTCGGTAAAATATGTTGTCTCGATGTTTCCGAGAGATGTGTATCTCAGTATTTAATTTTTTTTACAATTAAAAATTTAAAAAAATTATATATATATATCAATAGTAAAAATAAAATAAAATGAGAATGAGAATGAACCTTGGAAGTTTAAAATTGTGTGAAATCGCGAATCGCAGACGAAAGCAAGATCAAGATTCATCAACAATTAAACTTCGTTCAGCATCAAGTGAAGGTATAAAAGCGCTGGTTATGACTTGCATCGATTTCCGTTTAGTTGATTCTGCTATTACCTATTTAAACAATAATGGTTATTTAACCAATTTTGATGATTTCGTTTTAGCCGGTGCTTCTTTAGGTTATAATACATCTTTAAATAGAGTAAATCCGCAATACAGCGGATGGGATAAAGTTTTTGAAGATCACATTGATATTTCTTATAATTTGCATAAAATTAAAGAAATAATTTGCATAGATCATATGGATTGCGGCGCTTTTAAAGCACAATTAAACGACGGAAAAGCATTTACAAAATACGACGAATTAAAAAAACATATAGAAAATTTAAATACTTTTAGAATGACAATAAATTCTAAATATATAAATGACGATAAACCAAAATATAGTGTAAAATTGTGGTTGATGAGATTGGATGGCACTGTTGATACAACTCCGACATTTTGGCAACCGAATACAACAACGTTTAATCTTTCAAAAAATAATATGATTGTTATAGGAGCACATGCACCGCCGCCATCATTCACTATTGTTGGTTCTATAGATGAACCGTTGTCCACAATAATTGAAAAAAAATATCATTTATTAAATAATAAGAAAGATAAAATTACATCATCATCGATTATTACACTGAGATCGGTGAATCAAAATGGTAATGAAATTTGGTTCATAAAGTTGTTACAAAATGTAACTACATTTCTTTCAAAAAAGACATCAAGAACCAAATCATATTATGTAAATTTAACCGATTCGTCGGGTTGTGTAAAAGTAACATTATTTGCATGTAAAAATGATTTTAGAATTAAATGCACTATTGAAAGCGTGGATTATTTTTAATTTTTTCTATTTTTAATTTTTTCTATTTTTAATTTTTTCTAATTTTAATTTATTTTTTTATTCAAGTAAAACATTCAAGAGTGTAAATATTCAAGAAAATTGTTTATTTTAGCTTGTAAGTTCGCTTATGACCGCTTCGCTTATGACCGCTTCGCTTATGACCGCTTCGCTTATGACCGCTTCGCTTATGACCGCTTCGCTTATGACCGCTTCGCTTATGACCGCTTCGCTTATGACCGCTTCGCTTTTTAGTTTGTTTTCCACCAAACTTTATTCCCAATCTACGATAATACCTTGAACGCGAATTTGGTTGACTTTCTATTCTAGTTTTTAATTCTGTTTCCTTTTGTGCAGGAGCAGCAGATTCTATAGGAGCTACAAGAACAACTGTTTCATCTTGTGCAATAGGAGCAGATTCTATAGGAGTTGATACAGGAACAGCTGTTTCATCTTGAAGTTTATCACATTTTATTCTTTTAGCTCTATCTTCAGTTGTAATGATTTCCATAAAAACTCTTTTTGCATTTTCAATGTTTTCAGGAGTTAATTGAACATAAGTTGTTAATAAAGGTATATTAAGTACGCTTGGAATTAGATGTGCGTTTGTGAACTTGCTTATTAGATTGTCTTGTTTGTCATAACATTGAGCATTAAATGAATTTATCATTATCTGCGCTGATAATGAGTTCTGAGCAATAGATTTTAGAGTATCTATCTTTTCATTTATTTCTTTTGATATAATTATTGCAACAGCTCTCAATAATTTGTTAAATTTTCGCCTCTCATATCGCAGAATCGTTACGGAATCAATGTATAATGATGAGTGTAATGAGTAGCTGGTAAAATGCATATCTATAGATGAAACACACTGATTGCCAGTGAATAAACATAATACTATTCCGGAATAAGTATAAAAAGAATTTAGGTATTCCAACATTCTACTGAATAAATGAATATTGCTATTCTCTGGAAATGATGTAAGATAATCGATGTGCAAATAAAAATCAGGACATGTCTCTTTGAGTAAAACATTTAATTCTTCAATTTGTCTCTTTGCATTTGCTAAATCGAACTCTTTCCTTTGGACACAATTGTCTGACCCTGGCCCTATCGGCACAAATTCATATTTATTTTCACCATCATTAATTATTTGTTCTTGAAGTTCACGATAATCACTTATCTGTTTTTTAATTTCTCGAGTGTGGTCGATCGATGATTTATAAGTAAAATCAAAATATTCAAATAGTTTATCTTTAATGCTTTCAATATACGCTTTAAAATCATCCGGAAATTTCATGTCAGTTTCCAAGTTAAATATATGAATGACTCCGTCATGATACAATGCTATAAATTTGGTTGATTTCAGCGTTAAAATACTAACTGGACGTTCTTTTGTGTCAATTCTATACGAATTATAGTCATCATTTATAGTAATTGCAGGGTGGATTTTAATAGGCGAATCGACGGAACTAAAAACTATCGATTCCATTATTATTATATAAGTATATATTATAAGTAAAATATTTAAAAACTTAAAAAATATAATTATAGTATAAAAAATATAATTATAAATGGAAGAAGTAAATAAAGTAGATATTAAAAATTTAAAGCTAAAAACCGGAGATTTGCTGGTGTGTGATGATTTGCAGCATGACGACTGGGGTGTCTTCAGTTGGTTTATAAAATATTTTACAATGAGCGACTATTCTCATGTGGGAATGGTCGTGGTTGATCCGGAAATGACAAATCCTGCACTAAAGGGCACGTACGTGTGGACATCGGGCATATCAAACACGCCGGACCAAGAAGACGGTGTAAAGAAATTCGGCGTTCAATTCATCGAATTTGAGAATTTTCTAAAAACGTATGAAGGGAAAATATATTTGCGACGACTGAAATGCGAATCGGAAGAACAATATCATAAAATATTCAATATTGATGTGTTGCGCGAAATTCACCAGGTTGTGTACAATAAGCCGTATGACACGGTAGTCGTGGATTGGATTGAAGCGTACACTCAAAAGGATTTCAAACCGCAAAAAACGTCGAGGTTTTGGTGTAGTGCGCTGATTGGGTACATTTATACGAAACTCACACTTTTTAAAAGCGACCTAGATTGGAGTATTTTGACTCCTAGTTTTTTTTCAAGTGAAAATAAATCGTTTAGCATGTTGCATGGCGCAACGCTTGAAAAAGAGGAACAAATATGGGGATAAAATTTTAATTTATGAAGAACCAAACGTATATAAAGGTTTGTATATATATTTGTATATATATATTTGTATATACACGAAACAAATATGAGAAATCCAATGCTTGTAAAAAATAAAAAATCCACTGCGAAGCAGAATGGTGACGACAGCGATAAGAGTGACAGTGATAATGACGATGAATCAAAGATTGTTAGAGAAAATAATCACGTATACTTTTATAGCGAAGTTTCTCGTGAATCTATATTTAAATTAAATATCCTATTACGAGAAGCTGCAAGATTTGTTCACACAACATGCTTTGATTTAAATATTAAAAACATCCCTGTTTACCTTCACATTAATTCATTGGGGGGGTCGCTTTATGATGCGTATTCTACAGTAGATACGATAAAGAATTTGCGTGTTCCTGTTTATTCAATTATTGAGGGTTGCGCTGCTTCAGCAGGAACAATAATTAGCGTAGTATGTGATAAACGGTTTATTTGTGAAAATGCATACATGCTTATTCATCAATTAAATAGTAGCATGTGGGGGAAAATGAGCGAAATTGATGATGAATATAAACATTTAAATGAATTGATGAACCAGATTAAACGATTGTATGGAAAATATACAAAAATACCAAATAAAGAATTGACTGAATTATTAAAACATGACATTTGGCTTACTCAAGAGAAGTGCATTAAATACGGATTAGTTGACGCTGTTTATGAATCATTATAACTAACAATTGTATAATATATAATATAATAACAATTATAAAATAAAATTGAATATTTTTTCTAGTTGCATGTTATTGATAGTATTGAACGCAAGTAGAAAAAATATGAGCCACCAAGATTGGACGCCCGTTGTATTCAACAAGAAATCTCAAGGATGCGAGAAAGAGAAAGAAAAGTCCTCGTCGTCATCATCATCGCTATCAAATGTTGGCGTTTATAAAGCAGCCAGCGAGGACGATGTCAAGAAAACAAAATACGTATCGAAATCCACGTCACAAGCCATTATGAGCGCGCGTTCTGAAAAAAAAATGACACAAAAGGAATTGGCGCAAAAATGCAATATGGATGTTTCCATTATCAATGAAATCGAGCGCGGCGCGTGTGTGTATAACGCGACACATGTAAACAAGATTCAGAGCGTTTTAGGTGTAAAGATTCCGAGAGTGTAGTTTTGGGGGAACGCACCTTACTCAAATTAAAACAGTATGACACTAATGATTTCAGGAACTGCAGATCCATCATACACGATCTCATCAATGATGGGTGCGTCGGGTACTCCGTTGAAAATTTTGAGAATGGAAAGAGGAATAATTTCGATATTTTTTTCAATACAGCACCCGGATAATTTATTTTGCCGGTACTTATCGAGCGCAATGTATCCGGTTAATGGAAAGTTTCTATTTTTTACGAAATAGTTGTTCGATGCATTGGTTCCTTGAAAGTTGCCGGCATTCGCCATGGTTGCGCCGTATGCAGAGTAATATGAAAATCCATTGCTTGTGATCGTGTCGGATTTTAGTTTTTGAAGGCGCGTGCTTCCAGAAACGGCGCCTTGTCGTGCAAACTGTGGATTATTCGGCTTATAAATGGTGCTGCAGTAATTATTTGGAGGAGTGTTCAGCGCATTATTGTTATATATTTTAGGATTGGCACAATTTTTTGGTTGATAAACTTGCGGACCTAGCGGTTCATTATCGGGGTACAAGAATGTGAAGGGAATGTTGTTTGTTGGGTAGGGATAGTATGTACCATCTGGAAGCTTGGTTGTCGACTCGCGTTGCGCATACGTTCGGCACCTGGACTCCAAGTACTGCGACATTGAACTGTATTGGGATTGACTCTGTGTTACTATTCCCGACTTGATAACATTGGCTTCGGGGTTGCATGCAATGCACACGGTATCAAACACACCGGTATAAATATGATAATTCGCATCAATCGCGGGTTCTGTATTGATAATAGGAACGTTAATTTGTCCGTTATTTTGTAGCTTTGTTCTACCAGTTTGTAGATTTGTTCCAATAGTAAATTTATTTTTATTGAACGCGTCGGCAATTTCAAAAGAATTGTGCCCGGTATCTACGATGCATTTGCACGTGTCGTCGTTTGTTTTATAAATGGTTGATCCGGGTGTGTCCATAAAATACACCCGCGACATTCGTTTTTGTGTGGAGTTGTCACTGGACGGTTTTGTGGGGACCAGTTGTCTCCGCCAATGTTTTAGCGGGCGCGCTTTAAATTCGGGTCCAATAAAATCGTGCTGCTCTAAATTATTGGGGACATCGTTTGCATTCGGGCGATGCATGCCCGGGACAATATTGAATGCCGTGTCTACTTTTGTTGCATAATGCGGCTTTCGAGTTGTAACTAAAGTATTCGAACTTTTAAAATTTTGCGGGTTGTTTATTTTCGGAGTTGTAATATTTGGCATGAGTTTTTACTCTTCGAATTCGTATTCGTGTTGTTATTATTGAATTATATAAAAAAAATGAAAATATAATTCAATAATAAATCGAATGACAATTGGTGGTAAAGTTTATTTTTTATATTTTCTTGTAGAACGACGGCGATGGCGACGACGATGTTGTTTTTTTTGTCGTGTTTGTGTTTGTTTATATTTTCTTTTTTTTCTTTGTCCGCCTTCAAAATCAGACATATCATATTTTTCGAATGAATCTTCTAATCTGTCGCGATGATGACGATTTTCTAATAAGTTATCATTGAGAGAATTGGCAAGAGCTTCATCGCGAAAATTTAAACGAGCTTTAAATTCAAGTAAATCGGCTTTTTCCTTTTCAGAATTTTCATAATCTTGTAAAGTCATGGGACGAACAGGAGGAACAAATGGTTCGACATCAACAACACGATCAAATGGACCATCTTGTCCAATTGTAAAAATAACTCCACTCTGCATTCTCCGCATTCTCTCCATTTCTTTTTGTTTCCGCATTTCTTCTTCTTCCCGCATTCTCCTCATAATAGCCAGTTTATCTATGTCCCCCCTTTTTCTATTGTTTCTTCCGCTCATTTTTCCTAAATATTATTTAATATAATGTAATATTATAATTTTTATTTTTTTGTAATTTCGAATTCTGAGAGAGTGTATGGAGTTTGAATCAAATAAATTTCATCATCGTCGGGGTGCGATTTATACATGGAACAATTCGCGTACTTCAATTTCATGAGTTTGGTGGTTTCCGTTTCGCGTCGTTTTAAAACGGGTTCTTCCAACGCTTCATCCATATTTTCTGCCGTCGCGTCATCGTCTTGATACTCGGGATCGAACTGGAGAGAGGATTGATACGTTTCCAGCATGTTGTGAATAATGTCAACTTGTTTTATAGGGTCGTGCGTTTTTAAAATCAGTTCTTGCTGTTTTTCAATATTGGATAAAACCGATTGAATTTCGTCTCGCGTGCGTATATAACGAACGTGCTCCTCCTTTTTTCCAACAACGGTTTCATAATCAGAGAGATATTTTTTATAAATTTCAAGCTGTTTATTGAATTCGGGAATTTTGCCAGAAATTTCGGCGAGCGTTTCGTCCTCTGTTTTATAATTAAATAGTAAATCCAGTTTTAAATTGATAATTTGTTCCTTCATTGTTTCAACCTTTTTAAATTGCGACGCAATCAAATCTTGAAGGTTGTGCTTATTTCCGAGTTTAAAACCGCGACTCCTTTTCAGTCGTTGCATTTTTTCCATAAGGTGCTTTATAATTTCAGAATCTAGAATTTTTTTTTTCAGTTCGTTGCGTTTTTTGTCATTTGTCATTTCCATAAATTTTGTTTTTTTATACAATTGGCTAATTATCTTTTTTCTCTCTTCAATGTAATCTTGTCTTAATTTAAAAAACATGGTCATCTTTTCTTCTTCATTTGATTCAACCGGTTCTGCAATTTCGCTCATTTTATTAATTATAAATGAATTAATTCTTAAAAAATGTTATATATATAATTTTATATTAATTTCTATAATTTTAAACATTTATTTTTAAATATTTTTATTATACTCTTGGTATATATTTATCTAAATCTTGCAAAGACCCTTTTTGCCAGCCGTTCATGTGACTGCGAGGATTTTTCTTTTCAACAAGTGCAATTGCTTGTTTGGAATTCATTCCATGTTTATACATTAAATAGGCAGCCGCTCCGCAGTTACTTCGCCCCTTCCCTGCATAACAGTGTATTAAGATGCGCGCTTTTGGATTTTCGGCATGAATTTTATCTATAATGTCAAATAGTTGTTTATAATTCTCCTTTGAAGGAGGCATGTAGTCCGGAACTGGTATTCCATAATACTTAATAATTGTGTCATTTATCCATTCTATTTCCTGGCTTCGATACTCATTCGGTTCAATGAAACCAATAACCACATCAAATGCTGAGATTGTGTCAAAATTATCTTTTGTCGGTATGCTTGAAACCGAAATAGAGTCATTTACATGATACATGTGAAAGTTTGCGTCATGGATTAGACCACTTCGTTTTGTGACATTGATAATTCTTTTGAAAATCCCAAGTCCAATATACTTTAAATAATAAAACATGCGTGTGTATATAAATAAATGTATACGTATAATATATATATTGACTATATATTTATATATTTATTATATTTACATTTATTTATATTATGCATAAAGGAATGAATAAAGGAATGAATAAAGAAATAAAGGAAGAAGAATTTGAAAAGTTTTTACATGAATTATTTGAAGAAATATATAGGAAATACGGTAACGGGCTTATTTACAGGTCAAAATTATAAACAATAATTACATCCATCATCACCATCCCGGTAAATCGGTAATTAAATTTGCAGTTGTGATGTTTCCAACTTTTTGTCGGTCCATATTGATCACTGCAGAAACATTATTCAATCTTGTTAAAATGTATTGTTTTTCTTGTTGTGTTTTACGTTCTTTTTCTTCCGGTGTTAATTTACCCTTGTATTTAAAATAAAGGATGGAGCAAAGAAGGAATGCGAAAAGAGCAAACATGGACACGTTGAAGAGCATGTTGTAGTGGTTACTTCGAATTTGATTGCACCCTTTTAGTACACCACTAAAGAATGATTTTACACCGGGTTCTATCAATGTCGGTTTTTCATCATTTGATGAACCGGTTCTAAAAAAATTCATTCCAAAATTCATTTCAATCAATTCAAACTAAATAAATAAAATTGCTTTTAATTAAATGATAGATAATTCAATTAAAAATTATACATAAAAATATATATTTTTTTATAAATGTATTTATTATATAATATATTTTAAAATATATATTTCTTATTTTATTTATTATTTTTATCATTATTATTATTATTATTAAAAAAATATAAAACATGTCTTCTCCCCAACAAGATCCGAATGATGCAACAGCGACGGCAACTGCGACAGCGCCAACAGCGACGGCAACGCCAACTGCGACAGCGGCAAATAAAGGCGGTATTGATCCTGTAGTTTCAATTTATGCATTCACAGGTATTACTCTAGTGTATTTTATTTTTAAATATTTAATGCCTCAAAGGGAATCAGTGTTGTTCATTATATATTTTCTATTAGTTCTTTCAAGTCAATTCGGTTTAAATATATATTTAGCAAAACAAATGTGCAACAGTCCTTCGAATGTAGGAACTGCCGCTCTCGCAACTTTTATTCCGTGGCTTTTTATATTTGGACTTCTTAATTTACTGTTAAGCGTCTTTCCAGGATGGCTGTCTGCATTTTCAAATACAATCGGCTATGCAATTGCCAATGTGGCCGGCGTGGCTTCTTTTTTTACAGAAACGCTCCTCAATGTGAATGTTGGAAATACATCCAGCAAGGATGCATTCAAAGTAATACAAAATGTCACAAATGATCCGTCCGCAATTATTAATACCATAAATGATGAGAATGTTGAAAATTTTTGGAATAAAAGTATAAAAGTACAATTCTTCAATAGTTTTCAAGAAGTAAAACCTGGCTTTGAGCCACCAGAATTTACTCAACTTAAAAATTTTATTCGATTGAAAAACATTGTTTCCTACTTCATTTGGTACTTGTTGACCGGTGTTTTAATTACATCCATAAGTTATAATTACATGTTATCCGTGCCGTGTGTCCAAACGCCCAGACAAGCACGCGAATTGGCAGCTCAGTTTTTGGCAAGACAAACCGCTAAAAAACAGGCATCCGATGACGCCAAAGCAAATATGCCTGTCTACAAAACGGATGGACAGTAGTTATTCATTGTCGACGGTTCGATTTATTTTTACGTGTAAATTGTTTGTAATATTTTTTTTTACCAACACCACCACCGCTTCTAGTAATGTCATTATTTTTTCTAAACACTCTTTCCATTATTTCATAAATCTCCATACTTTCAAGTGGTCGATTCGCTATCTCTCGCTTTCGTTGAACTGCATCAAGAATTCTCTTAATTTGTAATCTTTGTTCTTCATCTAACAAATCCAAATCAGTACGTGCAAAATTAACAAAATTATCAATCATTGGATTCAATTCTTCTCTACGATTTACTATTCTTATATTTTCACGAATGTAAGCTTCGAATCTTTGGCTCTGATCGGGATTCATTATTATCGTCATGATAAAATTGATGAATACATTATTTAAAACTGCATTTATTACGCGTTCTCTTCTCTCTCTCTCTACTCTTTGTTGTTCTTCTTCTAAATCTAAATAAGCTAAATAAGCAGCTTCCGTTTTGTGTCCATACAGTTGCCATTTTGGCGGCATTATCCTACCACCTGTAAAAGAGCGCTTTCTATTATTTATTTTATTTGTCTTTTTTTTTATATTTTTCTTCATGAAATTAAATGTTTTTTATTTAAAATATTGGAATATTATTTTATATAATATTTAATTATTTTATAAAATATTTAATATTATTAAAATTCATAATTGAAACCATTTCGATGAAACAATTGCATTATCAATTAAAAACATCTCATACTTTGAAATAAAATATTTCTCGAACCATCGCTTGCTAATGATATTATACCCCTTATCAAAAGCATATTTACAATAAGATTGATAAATCGAATACAAAGAGTGACTGTTCATCGATGCAGAATTAATTTGCGCAGGAGCTTGTGAATGTTTTAATAATTTATAATACTCATTAAACTCTTCGATTTCTTTTTGTTTATTCCAAATTTCCGTTTTAATTCCAACTTGAATCAAATATTTGTCATCTTCGATCATGACATCGGGATAAAAATGGCGTATAAGACCCAACAACATTTTATCGGATGCATTGTTATGCAGTAACGTGGTTGCCGATTTTTTGATCGATTTATTAAACAACATGAGCAGTTCATCAACTTCTAATTCGTATTCTTCTTCTTGTTCTTCTGTTTTTTCTTGTTCTTCTTGTTCTGCGTTGCCACACTCGTAATAACAAATAATATTATTTTCCCAGTATGAAATAAAATTGCACACAAATGGGAGATGTTTACTTGTTCTATTTTTTATAATGAAGTTCTCGATTTCACAGTTAGTTCCTCCGTTCATAATAGCAATGGAATTCGAACTCAATGTAAAGCCGGCATCGGATGCAATTTCAAGCCCGAGTTGATGCGACTGTGTCAACAACATTTGTTTGAGAGAATGGTTGAAAAATACACTTGGAATGTTTTCGTCTTCAATAAATACTTTCCATAAATACAACATATTTTTCCACGAAATGTGGTATCCGCTGCATTCTTCTGTGGTGGCATTTATAAATTGTTTTAAAATTTCGGTGTTTTTACTATTTTTTAAATATAAAGCGTAATTAATTACCGAATAATCATTGCAATAATTTTCTAAATATGAATCTCCGCACACATAGCGCGTAGAATAGTGCGAAGCCACACAAAATAAATTAATCAATCGATCTAAATCAATAAAATTGAACAGCATCGAAGACGGAGAGATTTCACGCATTTGAATTAAACGACAATCTTCGCTCGAATGTTCATAATATTTAAATTTGAAATGGTTCAACAAGTTGATTCCGAAAAATTTATAACATTCTTGACTCAGCTCTTTAAAAAGCGGCGTCAGCGTTTTGGAATGAATAAAATAATAGTATGATTTCTTTTTATGCAGAATGTCGCCAATGACAGTCAAAAAATATTTCGCAGAATCTTTCGTTGAAAAAAGTGACGGCACTAAAAGTTGTATAGTGTCTTGAATGGTTTCCGATTCCGGAATGGATTTTAAAACATTGTTTTCCCTGATTCGCTTCATAAGTTGTATTTTAATTTTATATTTCCAAGGCATTAATTCCGGGAATTTTGACGTTATTGTCGTGAGAATCAAGTGCTGAATGTTGTCCTCTTTTACGACTTCGTACATTTTCTCATCCGAATATGTGAAAAACAGATCGGTTGGCGAGTAATAAAAAAAATGCGTTTTTGCCAGAAATTCTTCAATGAATTCGTCCGATTTTTCTTCCAGCGTGTTCTTTCGCTCTTCTCTCTCTTTTCGTTGCTGACACGCATTTTCACAACTACCCGGCAAGATATTTTTAATATAATGATGTATTTTTTGTTTCATGTTTGCATTTGGATACTGTTCAAATAACTTTTTAACGATGTCGAGGCATTCTGTTTCCAAGTCATTTACAATTATATTTGTACTATTCATTCCTATTTTTCTTATTTTATAAGCAGTTAAATAAATATATAAATGTATATTTTTATATTTATATGATTATTTGATTAAACTATTTTTTAAATAAAGTTATTTGCGCTTTATTGACTTTCTATTTTTTTTACTATGATAATGTCTACGTCGTCGTGATAACTTTTTATGTTTCTTTTTATTTTTATTTGAAATGGTTTTATGATTTTTTCGCCCGCCATCAGTTGTGCGTCTTACAAAACGCAAGTTAGGGTCTTGGTTTAGCGGTAACCCGGTGTTAATTTTCTGTTGTCGTGTCGTATTTTCGCCTTGCGGTACATGATCGTAAGTATTTCTTGCTTTAAAAATCGCGCTGTCATATGTCTCCAGTCCTTTTGCTTTACCCGACGTTTTTTTCAGAAAATCGTCTATAATTTGTTGTCTCTTAGGATCGTTGTAAAGTGATGTACCATCGTCGTCGCCATCATAATATGTAGGCAAAGATGGTCCAGGAGGACGAAAAACATTGACCTCTTCTATAGTTCTTCCAAGTATCTCGGCGATTTGTTGGTTACTTGGGTTTTGTAGACCTTTTATAAGAAAATGGTTTCTTTCTGTATTAAATACTTCTTCTTCTGTTAAAGGTGGTTTTGAAGGTACAGGTGTTTCATCTTTTGATTTCATCCCTAAAGCTCTACGAAGATAGTCCATTCTTTGTTTTTATTATTTTTATTTATTTATATAACGTGTATATACATTTATCTAAACATTAAATAAATTTAAAAAATGTATAATAAAAAAAATACTAATGTGAATATATCCCGATCCATTTTTACAATGTTGTTGCAACCGCCGTATTCATGAGTCCTAAAAACATTTTAAATCGGTGGTCCAAATTATAAACGTGAGTTTCAATATTTACTAAATCTGCAGAAACGTCGAAGCTTCGCACATAATAAAAATATTTTTGAGTGTGCGCTTTTATTTTTTTCAGCATGTCGTCCAACTCATTGTGCAGCTTGACGCACATTTCGTGAATGCCAGTAAGCGCTTTGTGAATACTGGGTCGCTCATGGGCAGCATCCGATACCTCGGAAATATAACTTTCAATGACTTCCAGCTTGTATAAAATGTCCAGTTTCTCAATCCTGGATTTAATGTATCCCTCGCTGCACATGTAGTCGGATAAAACTTCGTACAGTTTTGAATTTGTTGCGCCAATGGAACGCAGCACTGCATCTCGCTGCAACAATGTTATAACGATCGACATGAATTTACTATCTATATATATATACTATATATGTATATATATAGATATTTATATTTATACTGATTATTTTAATTTTATTTCAAACTGTCATTCTACCTTGTTTTTATATAAATTTCTTGTAATTCATCATTTGTTATGCAATAATCATTCTTATTATTTTTATTATTAATCTTATTATTATTATAATCTCGTAAAATCGCATATTTCATCGTGTTGCACTGTTCTCGCGTATCATACAAGAATACTGGAATATTGTATTGTCGTAGTATAGACAAATATTGTTTGGTTAGAGGAACTGTATCTTCAGTTATTAGCGCATTTGTTTGAAAAATAATATTGGTATAAATGGGAGCAATGGTTTTCATCATGTGCATTATATACGCTTCTTCATATTTTCTGCGTCTATCCGATATACATTTTTTCATATGATACGTTCCAGATATAAAATTAAAATGGAGGGTGTTTTCATTTTCACACATTATTTCTCCTGCAGCATATATTATGTATTCTTGATTCTTATTCTTATTAATATTTTTATTATTCGCGTTATCCTCTTCTTCATTACGTTTTGCCAACCGATACATCATTTGATGGTGTTTTGTTCCGAATTCAAACATGTTTGCGGTCTTCGTTACATACAATTCTGGTTTTGGTTTAGGTTTTGGCATTGGATGCGATGATGGCGGAGACAATGCCACAATCATATATGTGTAATATGCACCCGATTCAAACGTTGACAGATTTTTAAGAAGCGGACTTACTTTATCAATTAGATTTTTTACATTTAATGACGCGTCGTATGAATTTATGTGAATATAATAGTATTTACCCGCGTCTGCATCAGCGTCTCTCCATTTTGACGAACTGAAACCTTGTGAATTCTGCACATGCTGACAAGGGTTTACAATTTTATTGTATGACTGTCGTTTTTTTTCTAGTGGAAATTTTTCAATCGGAATAGAAGCGCTTCTTGTTATTGTCGGTTTTATACTATCTGAATAAAATACTGGATTCACACAAGACATGTCTGAATGCATATATGCATACATATATGATTGTATTTCTATATAATTTCATTATTTAAATATATTTGAAATAATGAAAAATTAACACTTGTAATAAATAGTCGATGGATCGGGGACTTGGGAGAATCGAACTCCCGATCTCTTGCACCCAAAGCAAGCATCATACCACTAGACCAAAGTCCCTTAACTCATTGTGTTATTAAGAAATATTATTATTTTTCGATTTTTACGCGCATTGTTTTGATTGCATGATGATCATCATTAAAAATTATTTTTGAATTTTACATTTTTGTAATTATGAATTATCTCTCTTCTCTCTAAAAATGAAATCATAAACTTAAATATATATTTTGGATCAGGGGGTTTAATACGCGATTCATATTATTTTTGGTTTATGATTTCATTTTTAGAGAGAAGAGAGATAATTCATAATTACAAAAATGTAAAATTAAAATAATAAATGAAAAAAATTCAGTTTTATTACCTTTTAAATTATTTTTTATGTTTTCTAGATCTGAGTTTTTTACGACGACTTTGGCTTCGTTTTTTATTCTTTTTTTTGCTTTTTTTTGCGCCTCCGTCGTATTGGTCATCTACATCATCATTTTCCAATGATCCAGTACCCATTCCTGATGACGCGGCACCCATTCCTGATGATGCGGTATCCATTCCTGATGATGCGGCACCCATTCCTGATGATGCGGTATCCATTCCTGATGATGCGGCACCCATTCCTGATGATGCGGTATCCATTCCTGATGATGCGGCACCCATTCCTGATGATGCGGCACCCATTCCTGATGATGCGGCACCCATTCCTGATGATGCGGCACCCATTCCTGATGACGCGGTATCCATTCCTGATGATGCGGCACCCATTCCTGATGACGCGGTATCCATTCCTGATCCGGTTTCACCATCAATAGAAGTAGAAATTGGTTTATTACATTTTTGTTTTACCTCGTCTTTTGATTCTTGACATTTTTGTTCATCTGTTTTAGGTTTAAATAAATCGGTGAAACTAAAACCGCCGCGCATGCGTGTTTGTTTTTTGTGCTGGCGCTGCCGCCGCGTTCTTCCGTATTTACTTTTTGATCGTCTTAATGTGTGTGCCATTTAAAAATTAAATTACGTGTATATATATTTACAATATAAAATTATTATAAAAGTTATATAATAATTTTATTATAAATAAAATAAAATATTAATAAATTTATAATTTATAATTATTCTAAAGATTCTTTTTTATTACAAGGGATTATTTTATTTCAAGGAGCGTATATCTGACGATTGCCGATACTACCGTATATAGATCCGCCTCCCGATTTGAATGCATTATTTGCGCCCTTTTTCTTCGGCGCAACGCATCCGCCTGCGCGACACCGCCTGAGCGCATCATTTCGACTCGTTGTGTCGTTACTTTTAAAAGACAAGGGCGCATTTGGTTCTAAACCCACCTTCATACTTCCTCCGCCAATCGCGTTGTTTTTAAGACGCTCGATTCTCTGCGAACTGTCTTGTGGAAATGAGATTGGTTTTCCAACAAGTCCTGTGCGTTTATGAGGCGGTATTTGGTTAAACGTGGAACCAATGCTGGCGCGAACCGTTCCGGCAATTTTATTGTCTGAATTGTTGATTCCATTTGGTTCGCCTTTTGTTTTTACAAAAGTGCGCCGACCCATTGCAAAGACGCTGTCATTCGAAGACGGGTAAAATTGTTGGGGCATAGCATTGACGGCGGTAAGTGTTGCATTATTTCCGCGCTGTTTCATCAACACGTGATTATCGGGCGGACCGTTGAAATAATATTTTAGTTTGAAAGCCATTATATGGAGAGGATTATATTATATATAATATAATATAATATAATTATTTTATTTAATTATAATTTAATTGTAATACTTACACATATTTACACATTGTTACTTTATTTTATTTTGTTTTAAATCATTTGACACATTCGATTGGTGTCCATTTTTTAAATTTATAATTAAAAACACATTTCATTTTAATTTTTTTAGTTAAATCGACGAATTTATCAATGTTTGTATTTTCAAATTCGTCTTCATCGTCGCTTTCTTCTAAAGCGTCTAAAGATCTGTTTTCTTTAATGTTTCTAAATAATGCATTCATGAAAACGCTGGTTTTATAGTCGGGTATTGATGCAATAAGTTTATTAGAGATGTCATAATTTGACAAGTCGTTAGGATCCGCGAGATTATAAATGTCATTTTGAATATCTGCTGAAACGATGAAAATTTTATACTTTTTATTATTGTTACTATTGTTAGTATTACTTGAATAATTATTTGAATTTTCAATGTATTTTTTATTGTTTTCCATAGTAATAGTATGTTTTGAAACAGGATTTGCTGGTGTCTGTTGCTGCTCCATTTTTTGTATGGTCGGCAACATATTGAAATGAATATTTTGATACTGGTTTGTCTTATCATTGGACTTCTTTTTCTGAACACAATATACTTGATAGAATGGTTTTACAGCTGAAATGCGTTCAAGACAAGTATCAATATGTGGTAGTCCGATGTCAACTTGGAAAGTTTTTTCCAAGGTCGCGGTGGTAAATGCAAGATGAAGTGTTTTGCATTTTTCAAATACCGTCTGTGTTGCGTCGAGATTGACTCCATTATAATAATGAATATTCTCAATTGTAAAATAATATTGAACATTTACTACATAGTTTGAGTTTGTATTTATAGGCGGCGGTACTCGATAATAAAAATGGGTTCCGTATAAGATTGTATCATTTGGAAAAATGCGCGACGTTTTTTTAGACATGACATTTACAATCTGTTTATCATTGTCAAGTTCTAAAAATAAACATTCGCCGTTTTTAAACCAGACAAAAAATTTTTTACCTTTCGGTATCATGAAAAATACATTATTGTTGTCATCGTGATCCTGAATATTAATATTTGAATTTGAAACTTTCTTATAAGATTTTAACTCATAAGAAAATTTTATTTTTGGAAATTGCTGTAATAATTTTGCACATGTATGTTTATCTGCATTACTTTCAGCAACAACAACTGTTTTATTATTATTATTACTTCTAAATGTGTTCATGTTTTTAGCTGCTGCGTGCGTATATAGGATATTATGCAACTATTCTTTTATACCATGTTTGTAAAATATTTAATGTATTAACAAAAATTATTTTAATAAATAAATAATTTATTTTATTTTGTAAATGAAAAAGATGATATATTTGAATCGAACGGATTACCAGATGTAAAACCGGAAGTAGAAATAGAAGTAGAACTAGAACCAAGATCTTTAAGAAAA